CGGTAAATCCTCTTACAGACATTAATGATATTCAACGAATAGTTGATGTTCCATTAAATACGATCCATCCTCTTAAAAACATTTCTAAAGCAGACATGGAAAGAATGGATATATATCTGCTAAAGATAATGAGAAATCCAGACTACTTTCCTTTTACATGCAAGCTTCTGTTTGGAATAGATATATTTCCTTTTCAACACATCATTTTAAAAGAGCTTTGGAAAAGACCATTCCCAATGATCATCGCTGGTCGTGGTGCAGGGAAAAGTTATATCCTTGCGTTATATTCTATGCTTAGACTTTTGTTTACTCAAGGATGCAAGATTGCAATCATAGGTAAAGTATTTAGGCAGAGTAAAGTTATATTTGAATACATGGAAGGTCTATGGGCAAATGGGGTTATCTATAGAGATATATGTGGTGTTGGCAAAGGTAGAAATAATAGAGATCAAGGTCCAAGACGAGATATAGATAGATGCGAAATGATTGTTGGGGAAAGCGTTGCTATGGCATTGCCATTGGGAACAGGTGAAAAGATTAGAGGTCAAAGAGCTAACTATACAGTTTGTGACGAGTTCGCTTCTATTAGAGAAGACATTTATCAAAATGTGGTAAGGGGTTTCTCTAGCGTATCTTCTAACCCAAGTGAAAAAGTTCATAGGCAAGCAAAAATAAGATTGATGAAACAGCTTGGGGTTTGGACTGATGAAGATGAAGCACAGGAAAGCAAGATACTTAGAAGCAATCAAAACATAGTTTCTGGTACAGCATACTACTCGTTTAATCATTTTTATAAAACATGGTTTAACTATAAAAGAATTATTGAAAGTAATGGCGACAAAAATTTGTTGGAGCAAATATTTCAAGGCCCAGTTCCAGATGGCTTTGATTGGAGAGATTATTCCATCATAAGACTGCCTGTGGAAATATTACCGCCAGGTTTTATGGATGCTAAACAAATAACTTCTGCAAGAATAAATAGCACTAAGGCGAATTATCTAATTGAATATGGTGCTACATTTGCAACTGATTCAGATGGTTTCTTCAAGAGAAGCTTAATTGAATCTTGCGTTTCTGGAAATCCAAGTTCACCAATTGTTTTACCTAGTGGGGAAGTTTTATTTCATGCTTCTCTTCTTGGCGATTCATCTGTGCAGCATGTTATGGCTATTGATCCAGCATCTGAAAGAGATAATTTTGCAGTAATAATCTTGGCACTTTATCCAGATCATAGACGAATAGTATATTGCTGGACTACAACTAGATCTTCGTTTAAAGAAAAAATGAAAAGTGGAATTGTAAATGAAAAAGACTTTTACAGTTATTGCTGTAGAAAAATAAGAAATTTAGCAAAGATGTTTCCCAATATGGTTCGCATAGCTTTGGATAGTCAAGGTGGAGGTATTGCTATTGAGGAAGGACTTCAAGATACGAATAGATTGCAGGATTCAGAAAAAGCAATCTATAAAGTAATTGACCCACTTAAAAGAAAAGACTCAGACGATAAAAGTGGTGAACATATTTTATCAATGATAAATTTTGCTGATCCAAACTGGGTAGTAGAAGCAAATCATGGATTAAGAAAAGATTTAGAAGACAAGACTTTGCTATTTCCATACTTTGACCCAATCTCATTGACTCTTGCACAAGAAGAAGATATGGCAACAGGAAGGGTTAATATGTATGACACCCTAGAAGATTGTGTGATGGATATAGAAGAACTAAAAGATGAGCTTTCTAGTATTGTTCATGTTCATACCCCATCGGGTAGAGATAGATGGGATACTCCAGAAAGTAGAGATCCAGATGGTAAAAAGAGCAGAACAAGAAAAGATAGGTATTCTGCATTGCTTATGGCAAATATGGTAGCTAGAGCATTTCAAAGAATTGAAGTTCAAGATGAATATACTCATACTGGTGGGTTTGCTAGGCATGTCGCATCTCAAAATGCAGAGGATAAAGAAATGTATATTGGACCAGAATGGTTCAAAAAAGCTACCAATCATGGTTCTGGTTATGGTATAGTTGTTCCCACAAGGTGTAATAACACTATAGAGTAATCCGATTGCAATCAGATTAGGGAAAATACAATGTCAAATGATAAAGCAATGTTTGTAACTTGGGATGAAAATGATCCAGAATCAAAACAAAAAGCATTCGCAAAAGCCAGTCATGCAGACTCATTAAGTAGATCTGTTGCTGGTAATTCTTTTCAAAATGTTGCCACTAATCATGTTTCAGTTAGGGAATCGTTTGATCGAAGAGACTACGATTTCTTTAGACCAGGCGAGCAGATTCCTTTATTTGATAAAGACATTATGTTAGCTTGTATGCAAGCTTATGAACGCATTGGCATTGTGCGTAATGTAATAGATATGATGGCAGAATTTGCTTGTCAAGGAATAGAACTTGTTCATCCAAATGAAAAAATTCAAGATTTTTATCGAGAATGGTTTAAAAAAGTAAATGGGGTAGAAAGAACTGAGCGTATTTTAAATATGCTTTATCGTGCAGGAAATGTAATTATAAAACGATCCACTGCAAAACTTAAAAACTCAGAAGTTGAAAATTTGCAAAAAGGTTCAGCAGCAGATTTAGTTGTTGAAAAACCAGTGGCTACAGCTAAGAATGAAATTCCTTGGTCATACACGATTTATAATCCTTGTACTATTGAAGTATATGGAGAAGAGTTAGCACCATTTCTTGGGCCAAATGCATTTAGATATGGCGTTAGAATTCCAGAAATAATTGCCAAAAAATTAAAGAATCCAAAAGAAGAAATAGAAAAAGAAATGTTGTCTGGAGTACCTACATCAAACTTCACCCCAAGTATTGCTGGTGGTAAATCAATTCCATTACCAGCAGATAAAACTGTTGCTATTTACTACAAGCGAGATGATTGGCAAGTTTGGGCAAAGCCAATGATCTATTGCATCTTAGAAGATTTGTTGATGCTTAAGAAAATGAAGCTTGCAGATCTTGCAGCATTAGATGGTGCGGTTAGTCATATTCGACTTTGGAAATTAGGCTCTTTAGAACATAGAATATTACCAACAGAAAATGCAATCGGCAGACTTGCAGATATGTTATTGAATAATGTTGGTGGTGGATCTATCGATCTTATATGGGGTCCAGAATTAGACTTTAAAGAAACATCTACTGATGTAGCTAAATTTTTAGGTGAAGAAAAGTACAAGCCAATTTTAAATGCAATTTTTGCAGGTTTGGGTATACCACCATCTTTAACTGGTTTGCCTACTGGTCAAGGCTTTTCAAACAATTACATTAGTCTTAGAACATTAATTGAAAGACTAGATTATGGCAGACAATTATTAGCTAGATTTTGGGAAACTGAAATAAAAGTAGTTCAGAAGGCAATGGGATTTAAGTTCCCTGCTCAAGTTGTTTTTGATCATCAAACACTACAAGACGAAGCAGCAGAGAAGAGATTGCTTATCGACTTAATTGATAGAGATATTATTAGTGAAGAAGCAATTCAAGAAAGATTTAACTTTGTTCCAGAAATTGAAAGTGTTAGAAGAAAAAGAGAGTTTAAGAAAAGGGAAAATGATCAAATGCCTAAGAAGGCTGGCCCTTGGCACAACCCACAAAGACTAGAAGAAATCAAAAAACTTTGGGCACAAATGGGTGTGCTTACCCCAAAAGATTTTGGGGTTGAAGCCTCTCAAGAAACAGCACCGCCAAAAGTTCCTCCAATGGGTCAAAATCCAAATCAATCTCAAGATAAACCTATTGGCATTGAAGGGCAAGGAAGACCAGTTGGCGTTAAAGATCAAGAAGTAAGAAAGAAAAAAGAAATAAAACCAAGGACTGCTGCTGAATTAGTAGAGATAATGTCTTGGGCAGAAGCTGCTCAAAAATCTATATCTGATTTAGTTAATCCAGCTTTTTTACATTCATCAAAAAAGAAATCTATAAGAGAACTATCTTCTGAAGATTTTAATTCTTTGGAAAAAACAAAGTTCCATATATTATGTAATTTAAGCTATTTGGAAAAAGTAGATAAGCAAACAATAGCAAAGATTATTAATACAGACATGAAAATTCATGACGATATAAATAAGGTGCTATCTATAGCCACTAAAAATTATATTTCTAAAGAAGGAAATCAGCCGAATACGGAAACTAGAAGGAAAATTGAAGCATCATCTGTTGCAATTTATTTTATAGGCAAACAAGATGAAACCAATAATTCTGATTACCCTATATCGTAGATATCATGAATTTTGTAATAGCATTGAAAACATAGAAAGATATAAAAAATTTTTCAAGGTTAAGCCAGATATATATGTAATATGGTCTTCTCCAGAACATGGAAAGTTTTGGTTGTTTGAAGATTTAATTAAAAAAGATATCATTCAAAAGTTAATTACAAGAAAAGGCTTTCCAAACGAAAATGGAAAACTACCAACATCTTTTTTTGAGTCTCATAACATAAGACTAGGATTAGAAACTGTATTCAGAGATCATCCAGATTCATACTGCATAGTTCAAGCAGCAGATGTAAAAATAACAGAATATGGCTTTAATGTTATAGAAAACGAAATGCTTTCTGGTGCTAGTGCTGTAACTTTTATTTGGAATAATAGATATACATCAGATGCTTGGGCAACAAATTGTTTTGCAGTTTCATCTGCCAGAAAATTTTGGCCTCCATTTGTTGAATACGACACAATTGATACTTTAGAAAGATACTGGTATAAAGAATTTGCTAAAAATAGTAAAAAAGATTATATTACAGTACTTGGAAATCAATCTAATTTTATATTTACTCATGAACATAAAAGCGAAAAACTTCCAAAATTTTTAGATAAATTTATTAATGAAAAAGAAAGCATGGGGTTGTTTATAAAAGGGCAAAAATCTTTAATTAAAAGAATATATGATTTTTGGGTGTATTTAATAGGGAGATACTATGCCAAAGATAAAAGTAATATATGATACAGAAACTTCTGATGTAGAAGTATATATGGGCAAAAAGAAAGTTGACGATATTTACGCAGTTTTTTTGCATCAAGATATTGAAAATTCATATAAGTTTACATTGCAATTGTTTAGTGTAGACGATGGTATTCTTAAATTTAAGAATGCAGATGTTGAAAAAGAAATAGATAATGTTTTGTTTTTAAGCAAAATAACAAACTATTTTAATTTAGGAGAAAACAAATGAAAGAATTTGCAATTTTTAAGTCAGAAATACAAGACGGACTTAAAGAAAAAATTATTTCTAGCATGTCTATTTCTTCTACATGTGAATTAGAAATTTGCGATCCTTTCCTATTAAATAAGCCACTTAGGGCAGTAGCAGAAAATAAAAACCAGATGGATCTTCATTACTTGAAATCTATTTTAGTTACTACTGGCTGGAATAAAAACGATGATGTGTTTGATAAAGCAGAAGTTTGGACTGCAAGAAATACTCCATCTGATAAGCCATTTAATTATGAGCATGATCAAAAACAAATAATTGGACATATTACTGGATCTAAAGTAATTGACGAAGATGGCAATGATGTGGCAGAAGGAGTGAGTGTTGATGAACTACCTAAAAAGTTTCACATCTTGACTTCTGCTGTACTTTACAAATTTTGGGAAGATCCAAAAAAACAAGAAGAGATGAATGATATAATCTCTGGCATAGCAAACAACAAATGGTTTGTTTCTATGGAAGCATTATTTAATAATTTTGATTACGCTATGGATGATGGCGTTACTGCCAAAGTAATTGCTAGAAATGAAAAGACTGCTTTTCTAACTAAACATTTACGAGCATATGGCGGTAATGGTGTCTTTAATAATATCAAAATAGGAAGGGTTTTAAAGAACATTGTCTTCTCTGGAAAGGGGCTTGTACGCAAGCCAGCCAATCCAGAAAGTATTATTTTTGATGAAACGGAAGCTTTTATTACAAGTTCGGTGTACCAATTAGATGAGACTACAAAGTCAAAGGAGATCATTATGAGTATTGAAGAAGAAAAAATCGAAAAGCAAATTGCAGAAGTTACTGAAGAAGTAGCTGCTGCTTTTCCTCCAGAAGAAAAGCCCGAAGAAGAAAAAGAAGATACTGTTGAAGATCCAGCAGTTAAAAAAGAAGAAAAGATGGGCGAAGAAGAAGCTAATTATATGGAAGATAAAAAGAAAATGATGGCTGAATCTGAAGCCATGAAAAAACAACTTGACATGGTAGTTAATGAACTTAACAACATGAAAAAAGAAAAAATGCAAGCTAATCGTGCAGAAATGGTAATTGAAAAGTTTGGCATGAATAAAGATGAAGCTACTTTGGTAGTTTCTGCATTAAGTGCTCTTAATGACGAATCTTTTGCCAGTGCAGTTACTATGCAGTCTGATTACTTTAATAAGAAAATGTCTGAATATAAATCTGGTAAAACTGTTAATGAAGAAGCACCAGCAAAAGATCCAGAAGAAGACAAAAAGAAAGCTCCAAGTGAAAATGTAGAAATTAGTGAAGATCCAGCAGATGTTAAAGCATCTGCATCTATCTTGGATACTGCTGAAGTTAAATCAGATGCTGCTCTTGCAACTTCAGAAAGTTCTAATGGTGTAAAGCAAGTAGCATCGCAAATTGCGTCTTATTTTGGTTTAGAAACATCGGCCACAGAGTAATAAAAGGAGAGACTAATGGCTCTTAAATCTGACCGTAATGTACTTGAGACTGACATTTCTTTGGTTTGCAACGATGTTGTAAGCAAGGGTCTTGTTCTTGTTTATGGTACTCAAGCTTCTGGTGTTGGTAACGAAACTCCAGGAATTGCATCTTTAGTTGTAAATCCATCTGGATATAAAGTAGCTGGTTTGACTTTGGCAAGCTTTGTAAGCATTGACCAGACTCGTCAGCATCGCAACTTTATGAAAGATGAACAAGTAGTTGGCGAAAAAGCCCCACTACTTCGCAAAGGTTATGTTGTAACTGATGCGGTAGCTGGTACTCCAGCACCAGGTGCTCCAGCATATCTTGTTGGAACTGGTGTTCTATCAACTGTAATTTCTCCTGTTGGTGTAGTTGCTACTCCACTAGTAGGGGCTTTTGCTACTGCAAAAGACGAAAGTGGTTTCGCAAAAGTGTATATTGACCTTCCTGCATAACTTTTAAAAAAGGAGAGATAGTTCCATGAAGACACCAACTCCAGAAATGGTAGACTTGTTGAAAAAGTCAGGCAGCAACAATTATGAAGTTGCTTGTGCTGCACAAGTTGAATTGGCCAAAGCTTTAACCCTCCCTCTTCGTCAGGGTATTGTTAACGGAGATATCGTTAGCAATATTTTTGAAACTGTAAATTTTGCTCCTGGTACTTCGGTAGAATTTCCTTTGGATTTTCTTGCTCCTGGTACTGAGAAAGATTTCGTTGCTTATACGATTCCTGCACAGGGTAAAATTCCTGAGCGAAGCGTAGAAGGCGACTATGTAATGGTTCCTACCTATGAAGTTGGTGCTTCCATCGACTTCTCCCTGCGTTATGCTAGGGATGCAAGGTGGGATATCATTGGTCGAGCAATGCAAGTTCTTGAAGCATCCTTTGTTCGTAAAATGAATAGCGATGGCTGGAGAACTATTCTTGCTGCTGGCGTTGGTCGTGGCCTTGTCATTTATGACGATGTTGCTGCTGCTGGCTACTTTAGCAAGAGGCTAGTTGCTCTTCTCAAAACTTCCATGAGGCGAAATACTGGTGGTAATAGTACCTCGATTAATCGTGGTAAGCTTACTGACCTTTATATCAGTCCAGAAAGTCTTGAAGACATTCGTGGATGGCAGATTGGTGAAGTTGATGACTTTACCCGAAGGGAAATCTTCGTTCAAGAAGAAACTCCACTTCCAAGGGTATTTGGCGTTAACCTTCACGATCTTGATGAAATTGGCGTTGGTCAAGAATTCCAGAAGTATTATACTGGACCTCTTGGTGCATCTATGCCAGGCAGCAAACTTGAAATTGTTATCGGCTTAGACCTCGATAAACAAGACAGCTTTGTTCATCCTGTTCGTCAAGAAATCGAAGTTTACGAAGATCCTACTTTCCATCGTCAACGCAGGATGGGTATGTATGGTTTTGGTGAACACGGCTTTGCTGTACTTGATAACCGAAGGGTTCTTCTTGGTGCAGTATAGTGTTAAAATATTAAATAAAATAAAGCAGTCCTCTTTACGAGGACTGTTTTTTTTGTTATATTGGTCAAAGGATTTGAAACACTAAAGGAGATTATCATGGCTAAAGAACCAACAATTTTTGAAAAAGCAGCTAATTTTGCAGTAGCATTAACTAAACATGTAGCTACTGGAATGCCAACCTTAACAGAAGATAAGGTAAAAATACGATTAGATATTTGTGATACATGCCCCGAAGTAAATAAGTCTAGCCCTAATTGGACATGTACGAAGTGTGGTTGTAATTTAAAGGTAAAAGCTAGTTGGGCTGGTCAAGATTGTCCTATTAAAAAGTGGCCAGCGATTACTTAATATATGGTGTATTTATCTTTGGAGAAAATAAAACATGCACTTCCAAAGAAACATAACAAGAATACAAGACCAAGACGACTTTTCTGGAGTACCTACCTCTGGAGAAGCCGTTTTTTTTGATGGTGAAAATTTTATTACAGCAGATATTACTGGGTATCAAGGATCGCAGGGTAATCAGGGTTCACAAGGAAACCAAGGATTTCAAGGCATAACTGGTTTTCAAGGTTTAACTGGAGCAGGAAGTCAGGGTGATCAAGGTCTAATTGGATTGCAAGGCTTTCAAGGAACAATTGGAAATCAAGGGTTACAAGGTAATCAAGGCAATCAAGGATTTCAAGGAACAATTGGAAATCAAGGCTTACAAGGTTATCAAGGCATTCAAGGCAATCAAGGTAATCAAGGCAATCAAGGATTCCAAGGAAGACAAGGGTTTCAAGGCCATCAAGGTGATCAGGGTTGGCAAGGAGATCAAGGATTTCAAGGAAGACAAGGATTTCAAGGTCACCAAGGAGATCAAGGTTTTCAAGGAAGACAAGGATTTCAAGGAGAACAAGGATTACAAGGCATAACTGGCTTTCAAGGAATTGAAGGCGTAGCTGGAATAGATGCATTATGGAACTTCACAGGTGCTTATAATGGCGGTGCAGCATATGCCGTAGGTGATATAGCAACCTATTTAGGGCAAACTTGGTATCGTGTAAATTCTAATGGTGGGAATGTTGGTGATTCCCCCATAGAAGGAACTTTTTGGACATTGATTTCTGCAAAAGGAGATCAAGGAGATCAGGGAGATCAAGGCAATCAGGGTGACCAAGGCGAACAAGGTTTTCAAGGCGAACAAGGCTATCAGGGTGGCCAAGGCGAACAAGGTGATCAAGGACAACAAGGATTTCAAGGTTATCAAGGAAATCAAGGAAATCAAGGAAATCAGGGTTATCAAGGATTTCAAGGTGAACAAGGACTGCAAGGAAATCAAGGAGATCAAGGATCACAAGGTTTAAATGGAAACTTTGGTGGTGTCACAGTTGAATACCTTATAGATACTCTTAATTATACGATAAACGATCCAGGCGATAACTATATAAGATTTAACAATTCCTCTCTTCCATCAGCTACACATGTCATTATTGATGATAATCCAAACAACTCAACCATTGATCTTTCTTTATATTTAAATACTATTTCTGCATCAACAAGCACGATGAAGGGGCACTTTAAATTATCTAAGAAAAATGATTCTACAGTATTTGCTCTTTATGCAATTAGTTCTGCAACAGAAGAAGAACCAAGTTTTTTTGACATTATTATTTCTTATCTATCTGGAAGTGGAACATTTTCAAATAATGATGAAGTTCTTTTAACTTTTGCAAGAACTGGAGATAAGGGAGATACTGGCAATCAAGGCAATCAAGGCAATCAAGGCTATCAGGGATTTCAAGGAGATCAAGGATTTCAAGGAAACCAAGGGGAACAGGGTTCTCAGGGCGATCAAGGATCGCAAGGTAATCAGGGCGAACAGGGATTTCAAGGTGATCGTGGAATTGGTGCATTGTCTTGGACATACAAGGTAAACACAACAACTCTTACAGATCTTGATCCAACTAATGATTATATAAGTTTTAATGCTGATCCTTTTACTTCGGCCACTCAAGTTAAAGTAGATGATAATCCATACGGAATAAATACTACTTTACATGATTTATTCTTAAGTATTCAGAGTGGTTATTTAACTTTAACAGATCAAGCCAATCCTTCAACATATGTTACTTATCAAATAACTTCTTGTGTAGATGGTACTTCAACAAACGATACTGAAGATGGAAGTTATGTAATATTTAATGTGGCACTAGTTAGTACATACGGAGTAATAAATAACGAAGATTTTGTTACTCTGTCTATTGGACTTGTTGGTTCACAAGGATCGCAAGGTAACCAAGGTTCACAGGGAAATCAGGGTGAGCAAGGAAATCAAGGTTTTCAAGGCAATCAAGGCTTACAAGGAAATCAAGGTTTTCAAGGAAACCAAGGAAATCAAGGCGATCAAGGATCGCAAGGCAATCAGGGTGACCAAGGAAATCAAGGCACAACACCTTTAATTTGCACTACGCAAAACACAGGTGAATATTATTTTCAAGCAGTAGGTGAAAATTACTATCAAAGCCCTATAGCAACAGGATTGGCATTTGCTGCTGGACAAATACTGTCTGTATACGCACCCACTGATAATATTATACAGTACATGAGAATAACTTCTTATAACCCCACAACAGGGGATATAGTTGCAGTCGTTACACATTCTTTAAGCCCAGGATTTAAAACATATAACACGCTTTCAATTTGTCTTGCAGGAAAAATTGGCGAGCAAGGTTCACAGGGTGATCAAGGTTTTCAAGGAGAACAGGGTTCCCAAGGCAATCAAGGCGACCAAGGTAACCAAGGATTACAAGGCGAACAAGGAAATCAAGGAGATCAGGGAAATCAAGGCAACCAAGGAGATCGGGGATTTCAAGGAAATCAAGGTGATCAAGGATCACAAGGTAATTATGGAGAACAAGGTTCTCAGGGTGATCAAGGTTCGCAAGGAAACCAAGGATTTCAAGGCAATCAAGGATCAGATGCATTATGGAATTTCACAGGTGCTTATAGCGGTGGTGCATCATACTCCATAGGTGATGTAGCAACTTACTCAGGTGAAACTTGGTATCGTGTTGGTGCTAATGGTGGTAATGTTGGAGATATTCCTTCGCCAGGATTCTGGACATTGATTGCTCAGAAAGGCGAACAGGGATTACAAGGATACCAAGGTGAACAAGGTTCACAAGGTAATCAAGGATTTCAAGGGCAACAAGGTTTTCAAGGAAGTCAAGGTGACCAAGGATATCAAGGAACATCTGGTTCTGGAGTAACTATTCAAGGATCAGAAACATGGGAAAACATATTTAACAATGAAACTTCTGGTTCTATACTTGGTGATATGTGGATACTTACATCTACATTGCAAGGTACTGCATCTCAAGCATGTCCAAATCCTTCTGGTGGTACAGCTTCTGCTGGAGATGGTGTTGTATACACAGGAACATCGCCAATTTATTGGCAAAATGTTGGTCCTATTCGTGGTCCTCAAGGATCTAATGGTTCGCAAGGAAGTCAAGGTATTCAAGGAAGTCAAGGCGATCAAGGCAGTCAAGGATTTCAAGGTCAACAAGGCTTACAAGGCAATCAAGGCTTACAAGGCAATCAGGGAGAACAAGGAAATCAAGGTTTCCAAGGTCAACAAGGATCACAAGGACATCAGGGCAACCAAGGATTTCAAGGCAACCAAGGATTTCAAGGCAACCAAGGAAATCAAGGATATAGAGGCGAGTCTACTGGGGAAACATATTATTTTAATTACTCTGTAGCATCTGATGTGGCTGGATATAAAGAACTTTCTATAACCCCAATTGCTACAGCCCAACAGATGGTAACAACATCATTGGCTGGAAGCACAGACAATATACTTATCGCTAGTTTCATAACGCCACAATTAGGGTTTTCAGTTATACCAGGTGGATCTCAGTTATTCCACCAACACTTTCTAAAGCAAGCCTCAAACGACCACATTCAAACTTATATTACAATACAATTAGCAAACTCTACTGGAACTCCAATAGGGCCAATATTATCAACAAATGCTCCAATGATAGGGTGGACTGATAGTACTAATGCAGTAGAAACCTTAATGGATTTAGTGTTAACAACAACGACTATAGATCCTACTAATCGTATGATCGTTAAGATTTATGCAAATAACGATGATAGTAATTCTCACTCTTTGAAATGGTATACCGAAGGAACCGCATATTATTCGTTTGTAAGAACAACTGTCAGCGTAGTGCCGGTAATAGGCGAACAGGGTTTTCAAGGTTTTCAAGGAAATCAAGGTAGTCAAGGTTCACAGGGAGAACAAGGATTCCAAGGAGATCAGGGCAGTCAGGGGGAACAGGGTTTTCAAGGTCATCAAGGCGAACAGGGATTTCAAGGTCAACAGGGTTTCCAAGGAAACCAAGGAGATCAAGGACTACAAGGAAATCAAGGTTTACAAGGAAATCAGGGTGAACAAGGCAATCAAGGCAATCAAGGCGAACAGGGTTTTCAAGGAAATCAAGGGGAACAAGGCTATCAAGGAAATCAAGGTGAACAGGGAGATCAAGGATTTCAAGGTAGTCAAGGAGATCAAGGTTTTCAAGGTGAACAAGGATTCCAAGGAAATCAAGGAGAACAGGGATTTCAAGGTTTTCAAGGAGATCAGGGAAATCAAGGTTGGCAGGGTGAACAAGGTTCACAGGGCGATCAAGGATTCCAAGGAGAACAAGGCAATCAGGGTGAGCAAGGTTTCCAAGGAAATCAAGGCGACCAAGGTTTCCAAGGTGAGCAAGGATTTCAAGGCAATCAAGGATTCCAAGGCGAACAGGGCGAGCAAGGATTTCAAGGAGAACAAGGGAATCAAGGCGATCAAGGTTGGCAGGGCGAACAAGGCAATCAAGGAGAACAGGGAAATCAAGGTGATCAGGGATCACAGGGAGATCAAGGTAATTATGGCAATCAAGGCGACCAAGGATATCAGGGAGCAACTGGTAGCTTTGGCGGTGTAACAGTTGAATATAAAATAGATACAAATAATTATTCAATCAATGATCCAGGCGACAATTATATAAGATTTAATAATGCTTCTCTTGCATCAGCTACGCATGTTATAATTGATGATAATCCAAATAATGCAAACATAGATCTTTCTCTGTTCTTAGCTACAATCGCTGCTTCAACAAGCACTATGAAAGGTCATTTTAAATTATCCAAGAAAAATGACTCTACAGTATTTGCACTTTACACTATAAGCAATTCTTTAGAGCAAGAGCCTAGCTTCTTTGATGTCACAATTTCTTATCTGTCTGGAATCGGAACATTTTCTAATGATGATGAAGTATTGCTCACTTTTGCAAGAACTGGGGATAAGGGCGATACTGGATATCAAGGTAGCCAAGGATTACAAGGCGTTGTTGGAACCACAGGCAATCAAGGCTCACAAGGCTATCAGGGTGTCGTAGGAACAACTGGTAATCAAGGATCACAAGGAAACCAAGGTTATCAGGGTGTTGTTGGAACCATTGGAAACCAAGGCTACCAAGGAGTCGTTGGAACAACTGGATCACAGGGTTCGCAAGGTTTTCAAGGAGTCGTTGGAACAACAGGAAACCAAGGCTCACAAGGCAACCAAGGGTATCAAGGTTACCAAGGTGTAACTGGCCCAGTTGCCGGAACTGCTAATCAAGTTGTTTATAAAAATATAACTAACGATGCTGCTGGTTCTTCAAATTTTACTTTTGATGGAACAAATGCAGTACTTGCTGGAAGCTTATCATCTTCGGCAATAATCGGTGCGGATATAGATGGGGGTGCATTCTAATGCCTAGCGTTTGCGTTTCTGGTGCTGGTAACCCTGTTGCAAATGGAACCTATACACAAAGTGGCAGCGTATGGATAAAAGATGTAAACACAAGCATAGAATATGAAAATGACTATGGTGACAGAGACTATGCTTGGATGTTACGATATCAGGGCAATTTATTATATCAAAGTGCATCAGCTTCAGCTACACCAGCAACTACTGGATGGGTAACTGTTTATGGCACTGCTCCTGCACCAACAGTTACAGCAGGAGCATGTGCAGAACCTACTACTACAACTACTACAACAACTGCTGAACCTACTACAACTACTACAACTACTACTACAGCAGCACCTTTAGTTGACCCATACTGTGTTTCTGGTGCTGGAACCGCTGTTGCTAACGGAACATACACTTTTGTAAATAGTTCGTACAACATGTTTATGTCTGGATATTGGCAGCATGTGAGCGAGATAAATTTGAAGATGGGCTATGGCATGATGGGGTCGTATGAAATCTACAATGATTACACTAGACTTTATTACGCATCGACCTTAACTGGCACTTGGACTGTAGATTATGGTACTGGACCTGCACCAACAGTAGCATCAGGGGAGTGTGGAACAACTACTACCACTACTACTTCAGCACCAACTACTACAACTACTACTACTGCTGCACCAACTACTACAACTACTACAACTACTACTACTGCTGCACCTACGACTACAACCACAACAACACTACCTCCAGATAAAATTCGTATTAAAAGATCTAGTACATCTTCTTCTGTTCCTGCTACACTTTTATTGGGTGAATTAGGGATAAATATAGTAGATCAAAAAGTTTGGGTTGGAAACAGTAGCGAAGTTCCTGTTGTGTTGTCAGATTATCAAAATACTTTTGTATATCAAGGGGATTGGGATCTTGCTGTTAATTACAAAAAGAACGATGTGGTAAAACGGAATGGTTCTTTTTATATGACCACTCGTTCTGTTGCTAACAATGGAGTAGACCCCGCTACAGATAACGGAACAGGTGGTTGGCAAATATTTTCTAACACTGTTGGAAACCAAGGATTTCAAGGAAGCCAAGGACTACAAGGTTTGCAAGGCAATCAAGGTGCAGCAGGAACTAATGGATCTCAGGGGAACCAAGGTTACCAAGGTGTCGTTGGAACTACTGGTTCACAAGGTTTACAAGGATTGCAAGGTGCATCAGGAAACAATGGATCGCAAGGTTTTCAAGGATTAACTGGAACAGGGAATCAAGGTTGGCAAGGTGAACAGGGATGGCAAGGACATCAAGGGGATCAAGGATGGCAGGGCGATCAAGGATTCCAAGGAAGACAAGGTTTTCAAGGTCATCAAGGGGATCAGGGTTGGCAGGGTGATCAAGGTTTTCAAGGCATAACAGGAACAGGCAATCAAGGCAATCAAGGTTTTCAAGGTATAACAGGAACAGGGAATCAAGGTTCTCAAGGAAACCAAGGTTCACAAGGCAATCAAGGAAATCAAGGCACACAAGGATTTCAAGGTCAACAAGGAAACCAAGGATTTCAAGGAAACCAAGGATTTCAAGGAAATCAAGGCACAACCGGAACGGCTGCTACTGCTGGGGGGTCTAGTGGGCAATTTCAATACAAAAATGTATCTGGGGGACTTTCTGGGGCTGCTGCATTAACTTATCAAGCTGTAGCTGGAGATGATATAGGTGTTTACGCTACTTCTAGTTCTCAAGTTCCACTTGTTGTCCAAGGAGCAACTAGTCAAACCAACAATCTTTTTGAAATTAGATCTTCAAATGCAACAGTTCTTTTATATGTTACTCAATCTGGTGGTTTAAATGTTAGTGGTGGAGACATAGTAGTAGCTGATAGCAATTTAGTTATCAAAAATAGTGGTAATGGTCGAACAATCACAATAGCAAAACCTTCTACATTTGCAGCCAGTTATACGCTAACTTTACCTCAGAATGCAGGAACAGCTAATTATGCACTTGTAACTAACGGGTCAGGTACATTATCATGGGCTTCAAGTGTTTTAAGTGCAACTAATCTCGCTGGTGGTGGTGCAGGGCAGATACCTTACAATACTGCATCTGGTGCAACAAGCTTTCTTGCTGCTGGAACAGCGGGGCAAGTATTGCAATCCAATGGAACAGCAGCACCTTCTTGGGGTACACAAACTTCTAAGTCATCAGGAAGCGATATTTTCTTAGCTAACAATTTTGGAGGTTTATAACTATGCCAGTGACATCAACACCTATTTTTCCTCAAGCCCCATACTTTGTTGCAAAAACACTTGCAGCACAAACAGCATGTACAACTAGAGGCCCAACAGCAACGGCTAGCCTTGCAGCAGCTAACATCATCGAAGTTGTGCCGACTTCTACCAATGGCCTAAGAATTGATAGCATCCAAGTCAATGCTTGTTCTACTTCTTTTACTGCACCTACCGCTGGTAATATCGTAGGCATATGGGTATGGGATGGCACTACAGCTTATTTGTTTACAGAAATACTTGTGACCGCTGTAACTCCTTCAACTACTGTTGCTGGATTTACTACTACATTGACTTTTGCCAACCCTCTTGTTTTACCATCTACATTTAAACTTTTTGCCTCCGTTAGTGTTACTACTACCGCTAGCACTACTGCATTGCAAGTTTGTGTAATGGGGGGAAGTTATTAATGGCTGGAGCGTTTAACTATGGCATGATACCAAGCAATTCGCCAAAGGGTTCTGCGTTTCAAGCAGTCCAAGAAACTACTATATCGTCTGGTATTATTCAAATGTTTGCTGGTTCTACTGCTCCAAATGGGTGGCTTATATGTGATGGAAGTACTGTTAGTAGAAAGACTTATGGCGATTTATTTAAAGTTATTGGAACCACATATGGGGCTGGCAATTCCAATACTACATTTGCATTACCAGATATGAGAGGGCGATTACCCATAGGTGCTGGAACAGGCACATCTTTGACAACTAGAACTTTAGGGGCGAATTTGGGTGCAGAGACAGTAACATTAGCACAAACAAATCTTCCACCACATACCCATACCGCTACAGTTGGAACACAAAGTGCTAATCATACTCACACAGGTACAAGCGGTGGTCAAAGTGTAAATCATACACATAGCTATGGTTTACCGATAGGAACTACTGGAGCTACAAATGGTATTATAGATTCGCTTACTGCTAGTAGTTCGGGAACACCGCAAACAGGTGGTAATTCTGTTGGTCATACTCATTCAACTACATTCGGAACTCAAAGTGCTACGCATACACATACAGTTACCAATTCAAACACAGGTAGTGGAACGCCATTTGGAATTATGCCCCCATCAATAGCTATTAATTTTATTATAAAGATATAGGTGAAAATTGGCTGGATCTTTTTCTTATAATTCGATACCCACTAACTTCCCTAAAGGTAGTTCTTTTGAGCCTATAAAAACACCAATCATACCGACTGGTGTAATAGAAATGTTTGCTGGTTCTGTTGCTCCAATTGGATGGTTGATTTGTGATGGAAGTATTGTGAGTAGAGTAGCTTTTAGCGATTTATTTAAAATTATAGGCACTACTTATGGTTCTGGAAATTCTAATAGTACATTTACTTTACCAGACATGAGAGGCAGACTACCTATTGGTGTTGGTTCTGGTTCTGGTTTAACCACAAGGACATTAGCAGCAACTCTTGGTTCAGAAACAGCGACATTAGCAGAAACCAATTTGCCTTCTCACACACATGCAACTACAGTAGGAACAGAAAGTGTTACGCATACACACACAGGAACAAGTGGAGGTGAAAGTGCAAATCATGTACACAACTTTTCTCATACTGCGGGTACATCTGGTTCATATGGGTTAATGGACTCAGGAACAGCTAGTAGTTCTGGTCAACCTAATACTGGTGGCATTCAGCAAAACCATACTCATGCTACTACGACAGGAACAGAAAGTGCTACCCATAACCATTCGGTGTCTAATTCTAATACTGGAAGTGGAACAGCATTTGGTATTATGCCTCCATCCATAGTTGTTAATTTTATTATAAAGATATAGGTGAAAATTGGCTGGATCTTTTTCTTATAATTCGATACCAACTAACTCCCCTAAAGGTAGCTCCTTTCAAGGTTTACAATCATCCATTACTCCTATTGGTGTTATAAGATTTTTTGCTGGATCTGTAGTTCCTAACGGATGGCTTTTATGCAATGGAAGTACTGTTAGCAGAAAAGCTTATGGCGATTTATTTAAAGTAATAGGAACAACTTTTGGTGCTGGCAATTCTAATGACACTTTTACTTTGCCTGATATGAGAGGCAGGATTCCAATTTGTGCAGGAACAGGCACTTCTTTAACCACTAGAACTTTAGGGTCAAATGTAGGAGCAGAAACCGCAACACTATCTGAAGCTAATATGGCTTCTCATACTCATACAGCCACAGTAGGAACGCAAACCGCTAATCATACACACTCAGGAACAAGTGGTACAGTGTCTGCTGATCATACGCATGGTTGGGGAAGAAATGTGGGATCGTTTGGATCATATGGCTTAAGAGATGGCACGAATAGAAGTGCTAATGGAACCCCTAATACGCAAGGAGCACATCAAGATCATAGTCATGGTACTACTACTGGAACTGAAAGTGCTAATCATAATCATACAGTTACAAATTCCAGTACTGGAGGTGGAACTGCATTCGGGATTATTCCACCAGCGATAGTTGTTAATTTCATCATAAAAGCATAGGAGCAAAAATGTTAAGCTTAAGTATCATACTGACAAATAGGATAGATAACTCTGGAATAGCAACAGAGGACATATACAACATCAATCTGATTAAAACAAATTCAGATGGTGTTTCAAGAAATATAACCATGCCAGTTTTACTTGACTCAGAAATTGGCAAATTTATATCTAAGCTTGCTGATCAAACATGGGATTATATAGCTGCTGCACCTCCAGATGCTCTCTCTCAAGCAAAGGCGTGGTCATTTCAAAATATAGACAATGAATGGGCAGCTTTAGAAAAAGTTGGTTGGGATTCTGGTCGTGGCTATCGTTTAGGCATTTCACCTTCTGATGTGGCACTTCTTGTGGGTGTATTTTCTCTTGCAAAAGAGGCAGCAGCATTGGGCCTAGAACTTCCCAACCTAATTAGCATGGATAATACGCCTGTTGTTTTCTCGTCTATAGAAGAAATGACCGCTGTTCTTTTAGAATATGGTCAAGCTCGTTCAATCTTAGCTAGCACCTTTGCAGAAAAAAGAAAGGTAGTAGAGAATGCCACAGAAGTTGGAGTGACAGGTGTAATTTAATGTAGGCACAACTACATTATTTGGGGGTTAGAACAATGGATGATAAAGACTTTATCCTATTAATTGAACGATTAGGTGTTTCTTGCAGCTTTTTAATATTCTTTGTTTGGACAACCTATAGAGCATCTACTTGGTTGGGTGAGAAGATCATCCTTCCTTTGCATGATAGACACATCAAATTTATAGATAGGTTGGAAAATGGTCTAGAAAGTGTGGTCAAAAGCCAAGAAAACACTATGGACATACTTAATCAGATATTGTTGAACACTAGGGAATTACACGAACTCAAAAGGAATAAAAAGGAAACTGCCAATGCAGAATGAGATTATTTACACAAACGACACCATTGTTGCTGTACAATACACTGTATTAAATAGCAATGAGTGTACTTACATATATACAAGTGGGTTTGTTTATGGCATGTGATTGTGCTCCAGATCAAGGTGCTGTTTATCCACCAAATTATGTTGGTGCAGCAGTAAATGCAGCTTCGTTGTTGCTCATAGAATGTGCTGATTGTTATGGGAGATGTGTTTATAAAATGCAAACTATTAATCAAATAGCTACTTGGGTTTTAGATGCTAATACTTGTTCTGAAACAATGCCTTCTGATGGAACTAGTCCATCTTCAAGCATGAGTGTAATTTATATTGCTTGGGAATAATAATGAAGTTAACTGATGAGATAAAGAATAAAATACAAGAATTATATGACTTAACACCAGATGATGTTCATGGTGTTTCTTTTGGTTTTAAACATACAAATAATATTAACACTGGAAAAGTTGGGGTTGTTTTTAATGTAATAAAAAAATTAAATGAAAATGAGTTAGGAAACAATGAAATACTTCCAAAAACTATTCGTGTAGATGGTATTGACATAATAACAGATGTTGTAGAATCAGAACCCATAAAAGGTTTAGCTTGCTACAACGATTTATATGGTCAACCACTAGAATATTTTAATTTTACTTCTACAAATACAAATGTTACTAGATTAAGTGGTAGTTATGGTATGATAACACCATTTCAAGGTGGTCAAGAAATATCTCGTTTTCCAGATAAATATTCTGGGAGTTGGTTTACAACAAAACCTTATATAAACACTAATGTTGGAACGCTTGGTTTTTGGGCAACAGATGAAATAGACAATAAAGTTGTTGGTGTTACTAATGCACATGTTGCAATTTCAGACTTCATAATTGCATCAGATAGAGACACACAAAAAGAATTAGATTATACATATAATATTTATGATGAATTAGAATGGTTTATTGACAAAAAAAAACATAGACCAGGACTTTTTAGTTTTGATAATGACAGCACTAAAAAAGTTATCCGTATAGGTTCTACTAAAAGATATTATCCAGTTAGTTTAACAAATGCTAACTATATTGATGCTGCACTTTATTATCCAGAAAATATAAGTCATATTAATCATATTCATACCCCAACAACTAATCCAGATAGTTATTCTTTAGAATATCCTTTTGCAACAACAGAAGAGATAGATGATTTACTATTTAATCCAACAGAAGTTTATAGTACTGGTAGAACTACTGGCCCAAAAGGTTGGAATACTTGTAAATTACAAATACAATCTATAGGTTTTTCAACTACAATTGGTTATGACGATATAAGAGGATCTAGTGTTTCTGGAGTTTCATATTCTGATTGCATACAATTTAAATATCAGCCTAGTTATAATAATTCTTTTTGGCCAGTTTTTTCTGGAGATTCTGGATCTGCATTAGTTAAAGTTATTAATGGCGTTAAAAAAATTATAGGTTTGGTTTTTGCTGGAGGAAGATTTGATGGTATAGCTGCAAGAATAGATAGAGTTGCATCTTTAATGAAGATAAAGGCTTATGATAGTGCATCATCAACCACACCATCGACACCTACTATTTATTCAATTAGTGTTACAGACCCAAGAATAAGCCAGCCAACATTAACTATAGATGGAAAATTATATTATCAAGCTGGATTTAGAAGTTTGGGTGGTGCAACTCCCACCCCGACTCCTACGCCAACACCTAGTCCGACTCCTAGTCCAACACCTACGCCTACACCAACACCAACACCAACACCAACACCGACTCCTACGCCAACACCAACGCCTACACCGAGTCCAACACCGACTCCTACGCCAACACCAACGCCTACACCGAGTCCAACACCGACTCCTACGCCAACGCCTACACCAACGCCAGTACCGACTCCTACGCCAACACCAACGCCTACACCGAGTCCAACACCGACTCCTACGCCAACGCCTACACCAACGCCAGTACCGACTCCTACGCCTAGCCCAACGCCAGTTGCTATACCAGAAAACAACATAAAATATAATGCTGGCGAAACATTAGACTTAAGATTAACAGATGATTATTATGCAATAGATGGTAGGGGTATAAACTTTATTTCTGATGATTATCCAAATTTAAGTGAAGTAACATCAATGTTTTATGTTGATGGCAAAATAAATTTTTCAAAGACAATTTCTTATATTGATAGCAAAACTTTAAGACTTGAACTTAGCAGCACAAACTTACAAAGTATTGGTGCTGGAAGATGGTCTTATGAAATTAGATCTATTTTTCCTAGTGGTCATACTGTGACAATTAGTGTTGGCAATTTAATTATCACGCCAGCATTTGGAGATTAAAAAATGTCTAATTGTATTGATCCATTAAACATAAACTTTAAACCATCTTATGAGGGAGAACTTTTACTGTTGGGGGCATGTTCCTATACTGCAACAGAAAAAGATGGGAATTTAATTTGGGAAGAGAATGAAGAATTGAAGGTTTATGGGGTTGGTGGTTGTAATTGTAGTGTATCACCACCACCAATATCAGATGAAAATTTAAATCCAATACTTGCAAATTTGCCAACCTCACAAGGACAAATATATTCTACTGGAACATGTTCTGGTAATTGTGCTGAAGGAAGTACTACATGTCAGATTGTTGGTTTTCTTTCTAATGGTACTAATTGTGATATGGGTTGTGGATGGACTACTGAAGGTTGTGCTGAAGGATCAACTACTGAAGCACCATTATGTTCTCCTAGTTCTTGCACTTTTAATCTGTCTGAAATTTCACCAGGAATGTATTATTATATGGAAGGCACAACATGTTTGTACGGTTGTATTTGCGATGGAGAACGACCAGCTAGTGCAACCGAAGTGTCTCAACCTACAGTTACTTATAATTGTATACCAGCACCTACTAGTACTTCAACTTCAACTTCAAGTACTGCTGCACCAACAACTTCAACTACTTGTAATCCAACAAGTTGCAATGGAGTTAATGCATGTTGTAATGGCGTATGTACAAATCTTAATGAAGACCAGAATCATTGTGGTGCATGTGATGCCCCTCCATGTGCTGGCCCTTGTTGCGTTGGAATATGTTGTGCAGCAATGGAGTCATGTAGCGATGGAGTTTGTTGTCCAGCAGGGCAAGAAGGTTGCAATGGGGTGTGTTGTCCAGCAGGGCAAGGATGTTGCGATGGGCAATGTGTGACACTTCAAACTGATGCACATTGTGGTGGTACTGGACCAGGAAGGAATGGTTGTGAGCCTTGTCTAGCAGGAAGGACATGTTGTCCTTTTAATGAATCAATAGGTATTTGCATAAATGTAAATGGCACAGATTGGAACAATTGTGGTGGGTGTGGTGTTCCATGTCAGACTAATCAAATATGTTGTGATGGGGTGTGTGTTAGTACTGGAACTGCTGAACATTGTGCTGGGTGTGCTCCTTGTGGAGCTAATGCAACATGTTGTGGTGGTCAATGTCTTAATAATCTACCACAACAAGAATGTAATGCTTTAGTTTGGGCTGCAACTCCTGGTGGTGATAGTCCAGCATGTTATTCTGTTGGTCCAGCAAATAGTCAATTTGGTTCATGTGCAACTGGAATGCAAGTTGGTAGCAATACTTGTAATCGTCAAATTTGTGGCGATTGTCCTTTTGAAGATTATTTAATATGTTCAACAGCATGTACTGCACTTTTAACATCTAATCCCAGTCCATCAGTTGAAGATGGCGATACATTTTATTTTAGCACAAAAGCAGATGCAGAAGCTTTTGCTGGTGCAAATACTGGCGATTGTTTTCTTGGGTGGACAAAATTTTCTTCATCTTGTGGTTGCACTGGTTGTGAAAAGATATATTTAAATAGTCTTCCGTCTGACAGTGGTAGTGCAGGACCATTTAAAACTAAAGGATTTTGTGAATCAACCATAACCTCAAATGCATGTACAGAAGAAGAACTTCCAAATACTTATGCAGCAGATTTGACAAATAATCAATGTGGCAGTGGTGCTGCTGGTTGTTTTTCAAATGGTGCATGTAGATGCCCTGGATCTGAGTGTCTTAGTGGTGGAACAGTTTGTGGGGATGGCGAATCTAATTTTTGTATTGGTGCATCAAGTTGTCAAGTTCAAATTACTATAAGTTATAGTGTTAATACTGGTGGTGTAAATGTTCCACAAACATCTACTACTATAGCAAGTGGAACTATGTTGTCTCAGTATTCTCTTGTTCAAGTTGCAAATGTAATACCAGAAAACATTAATGATACAGTTTATGGTTATTTAAAATTAGAAACAAGCGATACTTTTGTTAATAGCACAGGGCAGAGTTTAGGGGCGAATGTTACTTCATCTGTTACAATTTTTCAAAACACAATAGAAAGTGAGCTTTCTGGATCGGCAACAGTAACTGTTCTTCCATATTGTCCTGCATCTCCACCACCATCGCCCCCATCGCCCCCAAGCCCTAGTCCATCGCCTAGCCCCAGTCCGTCACCTTCACCGAGTCCATCACCTTCGCCATCGCCTTCACCTAGTCCTAGTCCATCACCTACACCGAGTCCAAGCCCGACTCCTAGTCCATCGCCAACGCCTAGCCCAACACCGAGTCCTACACCAAGCCCGACTCCTAGTCCAACGCCTTCACCGACACCGAGTCCAACGCCTAGCCCTACACCTTCACCTAGTCCTACACCTAGTCCATCGCCATCGCCTAGCCCGACTCCAAGCCCAACGCCAAGCCCGACTCCTAGTCCAACGCCTTCACCTACACCGAGTCCAAGCCCGACTCCTAGTCCAACGCCTTCACCGACACCGAGTCCAACGCCTAGCCCTACACCTTCACCTAGTCCTACACCTAGTCCATCGCCATCGCCTAGCCCGACTCCAAGCCCTAGTCCAACCCCTTCACCTACACCGAGTCCTACACCGAGTCCTACACCTAGTCCATCGCCATCGCCTAGCCCGACTCCAAGCCCTAGTCCAACCCCTTCACCTACACCGAGCCCTACACCAAGCCCGACTCCTAGTCCAACGCCTTCACCGACACCGAGTCCAACGCCTAGCCCTACACCTTCACCTAGTCCTACACCTAGTCCATCGCCATCGCCTAGCCCGACTCCAAGCCCTAGTCCAACCCCTTCACCTACACCGAGTCCTACACCGAGTCCTACACCTAGTCCATCGCCATCGCCTAGCCCGACTCCAAGCCCTAGTCCAACCCCTTCACCTACACCGAGCCCTACACCAAGCCCGACTCCTAGTCCAACGCCTTCACCGACACCGAGTCCAACGCCTAGCCCTACACCTTCACCTAGTCCTACACCTAGTCCATCGCCATCGCCTAGCCCGACTCCAAGTCCAACGCCTAGTCCAACACCTAGTCCAAGCCCAAGCCCAACGCCTTCACCTACACCGAGTCCAAGCCCGACTCCTAGTCCATCGCCAACGCCTAGCCCAACACCGAGTCCTACACCAAGCCCGACTCCTAGTCCAACGCCTTCACCGACACCGAGTCCAACGCCATCGCCTAGCCCGACTCCTAGTCCAACGCCTTCACCTACAACTATTCCAAGTCCTTTAATTTACAACATTGATTATTCTGCAAGAACAACAACATCAGTAACAGTTACTTGGCGAAGTGAGATACCATTAACTAGTCGTGTTTTATATGGAACAACACAGGTTTTATCTCCATCGACTTATCCAAATTATGGTTATCAAAATTCAACAATAGAAAATACTCAACTAACTACAACACATAGCATTACTGTCACTGGTCTTTTGCCCAACACAACATATTATTTTAGACCAGTTGGTCATATATAGGAGTTTAAAATGAGTTGTTCTCAAAGTTGTACTTATTCATTCGACACTTACTCAGGATATTGGGTTCTTGTAAACCCATGCAGTGAAGGTAGTTGTGTGTGTCCACCATCACCTCAAAGGGTTGGAACTCTTGGTGAGCAGGTAACTTATGATTGTATACCAGATGGATCAGGAGATGATGGTTGTTTTCCATCATGTGGCGAAGGTCTTACTTGTTGTGCTTTTCAAGATGTAATACCAGGACCATTTGCATATGAATGTGTAAATTTGTTAACAAATGATCAAAATTGTGGCAGTTGTGACAATTGGATAATTGGCACAATCTGTTGTAATGGTGTTCAAAAATATTATTTGACTGATGAAAACAACTGTGGAACTTGTGGTCATGTATGTGCTCCAGATGAACATTGTTGTGGGGGTGCATGTGTTCCTAGATTACAAAGATGGAATTGCTCAACTTGTGGCACAGTTTGTGAAAATAATGAAACATGTTGTAATAGTGGTTGTTCAAATATTTGGTATGATGCAGCAAATTGTGCTGGTTGTGAAAATGCTTGTCCTCCTGGTCAAATATGCAATCTTGGCGTATGTACGCCTCCCTGTCCTACTGGTACTCATCCATGTGCTGGAGAGTGCGTTTCAGATAATGCAGAATGTGATGTCTGTAATAATTCATGCGTATACCCTTTGGGATGTTGCAATAATCAATGTGTCAATGTAAATACAGATAATTCAAATTGTGGTAGCTGTGGAAATATTTGTCCTATTGGTCAAATATGTTGTAATGGAAATTGTATAGATCCTCTAACAGATAGTTCAAATTGTGGTGATTGTGGAATAGTTTGTGAAGCAGGAAGACTCTGTTGTGATGGGCAATGCGTAACACTTAATACTAATGCAAATTGTCGTGGTTGTGGAATTACTTGTGCTGAAGAAGAAGAATGTTGTGGCAATGGTTGCACAAATACTTTAACTGATAATTCAAATTGTGGTGCTTGTGGAACTGTTTGTGGTACTGGAACGGCTTGCTGTAATGGAATCTGTATAGATATCTTAGAAAACGATGCAAATTGTGGTGCTTGTGGAGTAACCTGTGGCGTAGGAGAAGCATGTTGTGACGGAAGCTGTATAGATATATTAAGCGATGAATTACATTGTGGTGGTTGCACTGCTTGTGCTCAAGATGAAATGTGTTGCGATGGAATATGTAAAGAAGTATTAACAGATAGATTAAATTGCGGTAGCTGTGGAACTATTTGTCAGGGAATATGTTGCAATGGAATTTGTATAGATCAAACAATAGATAATGCTAATTGTGGTGATTGTGGAGTAGTTTGTGCAGCAGGAAGAACTTGTTGTGAGGGTCAATGCGTTTTAGATTCAGTTGCTCTATGTTGTGTAAATCCAGTTTCTTTACAGAAAAAAATAACATATTTTAAAGGTGATAATAATAATTGTGGCAGTTGTGGAAATGTCTGTGCTATAGGAGAAACATGTTGTGATGGTCAATGTAAAAATATAAGTACTGACAATGATAATTGTGGTGCTTGTACATGGGATTGTCTTCCTCCTGCTACATGTATAGAGGGAGAATGTACCAGTCCATTTTGTGGCGGTTCATATATTCCTTGTGCGAGTGATGAATTTGGTGATCCCTATGCGTGTTGTTTTGGAGAATGTAAAGATCTAAATTTAGATTCAGAAAACTGTGGTTCTTGTGGAAATGTTTGTGGTCCTGATGAAGAATGCTGTAATGGTCAATGTACAAACACTATGGGTGATCCTAATAATTGTGGTGCATGTGATGCTTTTCCATGTGTTGGTTCTTGTTGTTCTGGAGTTTGTTGTGATCAAGCAGAAAAAGTGTGTTGTTTTGGTGAATGTATAAATTTAAATACAGATTTTTCAAATTGTGGAGATTGTGGAGTTCAATGTGCATCAGGAGAATATTGTTGTGATGGAATATGCATAAATATAAGAATAGATATTGAAAATTGTGGGGGTTGTGCAACTCCTTGTGCAGAAGGTCAAATATGTGTTGATTGGGAGTGTGTTAATCAATCGCCTAGTCCAAGCCCCAGTCCATCACCTTCACCGAGTCCTAGCCCTAGTCCATCGCCATCGCCTAGCCCAAGCCCCAGTCCGTCACCTTCACCGAGTCCTAGCCCTAGTCCATCGCCTTCACCAAGTCCTAGCCCTAGTCCATCGCCATCGCCTAGCCCAAGCCCCAGTCCGTCACCTTCACCAAGTCCTAGCCCTAGTCCATCGCCTTCACCAAGTCCTAGTCCAACGCCTTCGCCTACACCTAGCCCAACGCCTTCACCGACTCCAAGTCCAACGCCTAGCCCAACGCCTTCACCAAGTCCTAGTCCAACGCCTTCACCGACTCCGAGTCCAACACCTAGCCCTAGTCCAACGCCTTCACCGACTCCGAGTCCAACACCTAGCCCGACTCCTAGTCCAACGCCATCGCCTACACCAAGCCCAACACCTAGCCCGACTCCTTCGCCAACGCCTTCACCGACTCCGAGTCCAACACCTAGCCCGACTCCTAGTCCAACGCCATCGCCTACACCAAGTCCAACGCCTTCACCGACTCCTAGTCCGACTCCTAGTCCAACGCCTAGCCCTACACCTTCACCTAGTCCAACGCCTAGCCCAACGCCTAGTCCAACACCGAGTCCTACACCTAGCCCGACTCCAAGCCCAAGCCCAACGCCTTCACCGACACCTAGTCCATCGCCAACGCCTAGTCCGACTCCAAGCCCAAGCCCAACGCCTTCACCTACACCGAGTCCTACACCTAGCCCGACTCCAACTCCAACACCGACTCCAACGCCAACTCCTACACCAACTCCAACACCGACACCTACCCCAACGCCTACACCTACTCCTACGCCAACGCCTACTTCAGAAGAATATCTTGGTTATGAAATAGCTGTATTTACATCTAACTTAAATCCTAATCCATCAGAAGGATTTACTTTAGGGGTTAGTCTTTCTTTGGGAAAAAGATATGAAAATTGTCAAAACATATATGCACAATTAATAAATGGTGATGGAACAAATTATGGCGTTTCACATTCAACAGGATTTGTAAATCTTACAAACGGAAATTATCTATTTACTGGAATAATACCAACATCATTTAGAGGTGCGATTAAGTTTTATTGTGGGTCTGAACTTTTAGGTGCTACTGCAATTAATCCAGAAGAATATGAAAATGTAGATGTTAAAGTAAGTACAAGGTGTGCTACTTCTGGAGTAGGAGTTCCAGCATTAACAAATCCAATACCAATTAATCCAGAAGATCCTATAGAACTAAGACTCACAGATGACTACTTAACAGAAGAATCAAGGTCGATAGACATAACTTCTGTTGATTGGCCAGATCTAACTGGTTCTACTACAGACTTTATGATTGATTCTAGACCAACATTCATTAAACGAGCACAGCTACTTAATGGAACATCTTTAAGAATTGAACTTAGCAATGAAGAATTAGCACAAATTGGGGCAGGAAGGTGGTCATATGAATTTAGATCTACATTATCTAATACCCATATAATTACGCTGTCTGTTGGCAATATAGTTATAGTGCCACCATTTACCGATTAAAATATGGTGTATTATTAATTGAAACAATACTCTAACCATAGAGGCTATTATGTACTGGCAAGCAGAATTCATAACATTATTGAGAGTTTTACTAGACGATTTAGTTTCTCCACAACTCTATACAGACAAACGACTTACGCAAGTAATTGCTGTTGCTGCTCAACTAGTTACTTCAGAATTAAGATTTGCAAATAATTTTCAAGTTGATATTCAAGCACTTACAATTAATCCTAGTCCAGTAGATAGGGCGACTACTAGAGATGACAACTTTATAAATTTAGTGACTATAAAATCAGCATGTTTAATAGAGCGTGGCGAGACAAGAAGGGCTGTTGGTCAAGGAATTGCTATTAGAGATGGTAGTTCTTCTATTGACTTGCGTGGAACTATGGATGGTAGAATGAAATTACTAGAAAAGGGTTGGTGTTCTGTTTACGAAGAAGTTAAACTAGAATATCAAACGGCAAGAGTTGGATTAGTAGCTGGTGCTGCTATAATGAGTCCGTTTAGAATATTTGCTGGTTCTAGAGATCAAGTTTATTATACTAGCAATGAAGGCAGAACATTTTTCCCAAGATAAGGAGTAGGTAGATGGCAACTCATCATATAATTAATAGCGGTGTGATTAAAATTGGATCTTCAACTATTCAACCAACTGAAGGGCATCCTTCTGGAGAAGTAACTACTTACAATAGGGTTGATGTTAGAACATTTTCTGATATTGAACCAGTAAATTTAAGTAGAAATTTTGGCTATTACAATGTAGATACTAGCATGAGCGATAGTCTTGAAGATGGTTCTAGTGCTATTGCTGCAACAGGAATTAGCCAACAAATCTTCCCTGCAAAATCAGGAAGAAATTATTTTTACTTTAAAAACAATTCTACTGGAATTATGCACTTGAATTTTGGTGAAGATGCTGATACAACTACATCATATAATTTGGCAGCAAGTCAAGAACTAGTATTTGAAAATGGATTTGTTCCATTGGATGCTGTCAATGTTTATTCAGTTGAGCTATCTGGATTGTTTGTTGCAAAACAGGCTTAATTTAAGTTTTAGGAAGCTAAAGGAGGATTTATGTTTTTAACTATTGGTATGCCTACATACGATGATTTCGATGGTGTTTACTTTACACTTCAATCTCTAAAAGCTTATCATGATCTAGAAGGTGTTGAGCTTTTAGTAGTAGATACAAAGCCAAAACTTTGTGAAGACACCAAAAAATTGTGCGAAAGTGTTGGTGCTTCCTATTATCATAGACCTGATTGTCAGGGAACAGCACCAGCTAAAAATGCAGTATTTGAACTTGCAAAAGGTAAGTTTGTTATGTGTGTTGATTGCCATGTTTTGTTAGTCAAAGACTCAATTAAAAAACTTAAAGAGTATTTAAAGCAAAACGAAAATACAAAAAATTTAATTCAAGGACCACTTCTTTACGATGATCAAAAAAGCACATCTACGCATTTTGATCCAGGCTGGAGAGGTCATATGTATGGAACTTGGGGCAATGATCCTAGAGCTATTTCAGAAGAAGAATTTGAAATTCCAATGCAGGGTGGTGGGCTTTATTGCTGTAGAAAAGATGCTTGGCCAAAATTTCATCCAGCATTTCGTGGATTTGGTTCTGAAGAAGGATACATTCAAGAAAAGTTTAGGCAGAATGGTGGCAAAGCAGTTTGTCTAACATTTTTAAAATGGATACATAGATTTGGCAGACCAAAAGGTGTTCCATACCCATTATCTGTTGTAGATAGAATTTTTAATTATATTGTTGGTTGGACAGAAATTGGTTGGAATCATAGAGAAGTAATTAATTATTTTAGTGGTAAAGTAACGCAAGAAGAGCTATTTAAAGCAATTTCTGATTCAGCTAAATTTATTGGCAATCCCACTCCAATAAACTCTTCAGAAAAAAATGCAATTAAAGTTAAAGCTTATGTTATTGGAAGAGAAAGTGTAACTACTGAAGAATCATTTAAAAAAATTAAATGGACTAAAGAAAAAGAATATATGTTGGGTGCAAATTTAAAATCTGTATTAGAAAAATTTATCGCAGAAGGAAATGACTATGCGTTAATATGTAAGGGTAATTTAAGGCTAGAAAAAAATATAAATATAATGATTGATTTTTGGCCATTAATTAAAACAGGTCAAGCAAAGATAACTATATTTGATCAGATAAATAAGTCATCTCTAAAGACAAAGCATTCTCAACTTTCTTATAAAATTGCAGATATTGACGAACTAGACGATGCACCTTTATATTTTGTTAGCAAAGATTTTGCACAAAAAGTTCTAGATGATTACAAAGAAGGTGCAGAGTTTTCTTATATTTGTGAAAAAGAAAATATTGTTCCTTTTCTTTATACATTTGAAGAAAACATTCTTAGACTTAGAATGCAATATGTTCCTCTACCTAATGTTGATGGTGGGCTTTCAGTTGAAGCAGTAAGAGAAATTGTTTGGGCAGCAAGCAACTCGTATTGTTTAGATATAAGCTCAGAAGGTCTACAAACCACCATTGCTCTTTGCCAAAGGGGTCTTGGAGTAGTTAGAGTAGATGAATATAAAAATAAATCTAAAGAGCAATTACAAACAACAATAAAGAATTTTAGCTATGAAAACTTTATTCTTACAGATAAAGAAGATGATTTTCAAGCACCAGAAGAGAACCCTAGAACTCTACTGATTAACTATAAAGGCTTGTCTCAAGAACTTATTGATTTTTCATTGGTCAAACAAGAAACATTTTTAAGGTCTAAGGACTGCTTAATTATAGTCAATGCAGACCAAGAAGTTGCAGATATTTATAAAAAATCTGAAAAACTTAGTGTAATTAATTCATCAGACGATTATTTAATTTTAAAGAAGCTTTAATTGTATAATTATCAGTGGTGTATTATACATTATGGGCAAATTATTTACATTATCTGATGATGTCAAAAAAATAGCTCAAGATGCTATAGATGACCTAATAGATCAATTGGGCAAGGATTGCCTATTGGTTTATCCTCCACTTCCAAATGTTTGTGTTAACTGCGTTATAGATCCAATTGGAAATAAGTCATCAAATCATTGGACTAATGGTGGACCTATGCCATTTCCAAATAACAGTATTTGCCCTATGTGTGATGGTAGGGGGTATCATTTTTCAGAAACAACAACTCCGATAAAGCTTTTAATATCAAATAGCCCTTCTGATTGGTTTGTTAAAATTCCAGCAAACATACAGCATCCAGCAGGAACAATTCAGACCAAGGGATATATAAAAGATTTAGCAAATGTTTTGCAGTCAAGAAAAATGATTATGCAAATAAGCTTAGAGCCAATGATTAGATATACATATGAACTTGCTGGCGAGCCTATTGATCAAGGAAACATAGTGCAAAACAGATATTGGGTTGCTGTATGGAATAGAATAGGAGCTTAAAATGGCTTCTTTTAGATACAATGTTGAGCTTAACCAACAACAATTTGCATTAGCTGTAGCACAAGAACTAAAAGCAATTCTTGATCGAACAATCAGTCAGTTAATTAGAAAAATAAGGCCAAGTCTTATTGCCTATATTGAAAACAAATTAAGAAAAGACCCTAATAATACATACTACTCTTTAGATATTGGAGATTTAAGAAACGATTTTGGCTTTAGGTCAGGACAAAATGCTGGAGAAAGAGTTGTAAAAGCAATATCTGGATCAATTGAACTTACAAAACTTGGACCAACTTCAGCAAGTTTGGGCGGGGTTAGATTGCAATTGTTAAAGGGTGGCATAGAATTTTTATTAGATAAAGATTTTGGGGCTTATGATTCAAATGGAAATACTGTAGATTGGCTAAGATGGCTATTGACTGCTGGCGACACTATAGTTGTTGCTGATTATCAGGTAATGAAAGACAAGGGTACGCCTTTAAAGGGTTCAAGAAGTGGTTACGCATTAATGATTTCTCCAAAAATGTCAAAGGGTTTTAGGGTAGACCCAAATCATTCTGGAACAATAGATGATAATTGGATAACTAGGGCATTAGCTGCAACAGAAGTAGACATGCTAGCAAAGTTACAACAAGGCTTAGAGGAATTATTAAAATGAGTATAAAATTTCATGGCGTAACAAATTATGGTGATGCCTTAACTTCAGACCTATTAGAAACATCTGTCCATATGTTTATGCAGAATGGATTTTTATCTGCTGGTGCTTTTACAAATATTTATGTTCCAACAGGAGTTTACCCGACAGGAGTTGGCTCACATTCTTTACCATCTTATAAGATGAGACTTTCTAGAGATCCTAGATATGCAAATGGTTCTGTTTGGGAAGGTGCTAGATCAGATTGGGTGTGGGAGTCTGGAGTTGAATATACCCATCAGCCTATAAGCATTAGTGGTATATATGTAAACACATCTTTTATACCTAAAAATACATCTGGACCTTCTGGATATAAGATAAATTATCCCGAAGGAAAAATTATTTTTAATTCCCCAATAGCTACAACTAGTACAGTTAAATGCGAACATTCTTATAGAAATGTAAAGATTGTATCTGCTGATATACCTTGGTTTCAAACTATACAATACGACAGCTTTAGAGTTGATGATGTTCAATTTTCGTCTAAAGGGTCTGGTGCTTGGGATGTCCTTTCCCTAAATAGAATACAGCTTCCTGCCATAGTTTTAGAAACATTGCCATCCGTGAGCATGACACCTTATGAGCTAGGAGCTATTAATAGGGTTCATAAACAAGATATATTAATGCATGTTTTTGCAGAAACACCTTGGGATAGAAGGCAAGTTCATGATGTTATTATTAATCAATGGGAAAAAAGATTTTGGGGTATAGATAAGACAAAACTTTTAGCCGATCAAAAATACCCGCTTACATATGATGGGCAAATAGCTCCATCTGGATTAAATTATGGAGATATAACAACTGATTATCAATGGAAGCTGATATCTTTTGATAAAATTAGATCTCAAGAGCAGTTTGCTGCCCCACCTATGTATAGATCTAGCATAAGAGTTACTTTCTCAATAGATTCTCTTTAAATTGGTGTATTAATTAAATGAGGGTTGATTTTTGGACAGAATTTTATATGGGAGATTCATAAAATGGCAAATCGAAGAATATTTTACGCTTGTCAAGCAGTAGGTATCGCAGCAGATGGTAGCAGCACTTACCAAGAAGTTCGTGGTCTTCAATCTGTTGGTATTAATACCACTTTTAATCTTCAACAAGTTTTTGAAATCGGTATGATTTCAATCTATGAAAACATTGAAGGCGTTGCAGATGTAGAAGTTACACTTGAAAAAGTACTCGATGGTTTTCCATTGTTGTACCATCTTGGAACTCAAGGTGCTTCTAGTTCTACTTTGGTTGGTCGATCTAATAAGAAAGCAATTCTTGCTCTTTCTATTACTGACGATACTCAAGAAGCTGCTTCTGGAGTTCCAAGTTCTACTTGTATTGTTTCTGGATGCTTTGTAAGTCAAGTTTCTTACAAAATTGGCATCGATGGAAATGCTACTGAATCAGTAACTATGGTTGCAAACAATAAAGTTTGGAATACTGGTTCTACTGGCAAGTGGACACCAAACTTCCAACCAGTAGACAATAGTGGTAGCAATCCTACTTGGGATGCTGATCCATATGATGAGGCGACTAATTTTAGTGCTCAACGATCTGCTTCTGGCATTGCCCAAAGACAGCATCTTAATATGAGCAAATCACTTTTCCCAACTCAGATTCCTGGTATTGATGCTTCTGGTAAAAATACTCTTAATACTACTTTAAATTGCTTTAATACATCTTTCCAATCTGCTTCTGCTTCTGCGACTCTTGGTCGTGAACAGATTCTTGAATTGGGTCGAAAAGCACCTTACTTCCGATATACTAAATTCCCAGTAGAAGTTACTGCTGAATTTGAAGTATTGGCAAAAGGTGGAGATGATATTGAAGTAACCGAAAGTGGTTCTGCTTTCAATAGTTACAATGGTAACAACTTGAAAGATCAGACAATTAAGTTAGTTCTTACTGAAGGTACTGTTATTGATCTTGGTACAAAAAACAAGATGCAATCTTGTAATTACCAAGGTGGTGGTGTTGACGGCAATAATGCAACTGTCACCTACTCATTCCGAACCTTCAATGACTTTACTGTTAAGCATCCAGTAGATCCTACATCTGCTTTACGAAGCACTGCTGATCTATAATAGTTTGCAAACAAATATGTGGGCAGCAGGGAAACCTGTTGCCCCTTATTTTTAGGAATATAGGATGGATCAGTTTAAGAAGGAATTATATATTAGTAGAATTATTACTGGATTTTTTCGTTGTAAAATCAACGGAAAAGTCTATTTGCTTAAACAGCCAGATCGCCACACTCGCCACATCGCTCAAGAAATATTCATAGAATCATTTGAAGAAGCAGAATTAGAAGGTCTATACAATCAAGAAGAATTAGAATTCTTCATGTATAGCAATAATGTATGGGATGAAGAAAAAGAAAAACAAATCGTTCAAATGCCAAAAGATATTGAGGAATTAAAAGTAAGACTATTTGAAGCCACATTTAAAACAGAAGAACGAAAAATAATTAGAAAAATGTTAAAAATAGCAAAGCAATCATTCTCTGAACTATACAGAGAAAAAAATGCATATAATCATTTATCATGTGAGGGCATTTCCTCTATGAATAAAATGAGGTATTTAGTTGGTAAAGGGCTTTTATTTGAAGATGGAACTAGAGTTTGGGAAGGCGATGATTTTTGGAAGCAGACAGAACCACTTTTAGAAGATGCCACTTCGGTATTTGTTGAAAATAAAATATCTGATTCTGAATTTAGAGAAATAGCAAGAACAGATCCTTGGCGATCTACATGGTCATGTAAAAAGTCTGAGGGGAGCTTATTTGGTGTTCCTGCTGTAGATTTAACAGAAGAACAAAAAAGCGTTATCATTTGGTCATCACTCTATGATAATATATATGAGCATCCAGAATCACCATCAGAAGAAGTTTTAGAAGATGATGATATGCTTGATGGATGGTTGATTTTGCAAAGAAGAAAAAGGGTTAAAAAAGGAGTAGAAACTGGAATAGATGGATTACTATCAAATGACAAAATAAGAAACAGCAAAGAAATATTTATAATTGCAGAAAGCAAGGAAGATGCTAAGAAGATAGAATCTTTAAATGATATGAATGCAAGGATGATTAAGAAAGAAAGATCACAAGCTCTAAAAAAACATGGCACTCTTGCAGAAGAAAATATGCCCGACTCCATAAGGGATATTCAAATGCAAATGAATGCTGGAGGTAAGTAAAATGGACATATATTCACAAATGGAAGATGCTTCTAACTTTTCTAAAAAGGATGAAGAAAGAAACAGGAAAAAGTATGAGACTGAATCAAAAGCAAGATTGCAAAAAATTATAACTACTAAGCTAAGAACATCATTTATTGGTGCTCTTTCTTCTTTTGAACAAAACTTCGGAGAGATTTGGGGATATGGAATAAGTGAAGCTGATTTAACTGACAAACAAAGAAAGTGGAGGGAACTATGGGATCTGTGTAGAACAAATGTTTTGAACAATGGTAATCATCAAATTAGATCTTGCGAAAATGAGATAATGCAGTATATTGTTTATTGGAACAGACACCAGAATATTCTTAAGCAAAAGGAGGATTAGTTATGAGTGTCACAAATAAGAAGCAGTTTAAGGTAACTTTGGATAGCAAAGAAATCGAACTTTGTGTTGTTCGACCTAATGTTAAGCAAAGGCAAGAAGGGCAAAAGATTTACAATAAAGCATTTAGAGATGCTGTCGAATCTGGAGCAATTCTTCGTGGTAAAGTCAATAATGTTATGCGAGAGCAGAATCTTTGGGATGATAACAAAGAAGCTGAATATCGCAAATTATTGGAAAAAATTAATGGGGCAGAAAGAAAGATTAAGTCTGGCGGTATTAAACTCAATCAGGCTAAGGACTTAGCTCTTGAAATGAGGAAAGATCGTGCGGAACTTAGGGCTTTAACCTCTGAGCGATCATCTCTAGATAATAATACTGCTGAAGGTCAAGCAGATAATGCCCAATTCAATTACTGGGTTAGTTCGTGTACGGTGTATTCAGAGACAGGGAAAACATATTTTAGTAATTATGAAGATTACTTAAATAGAGATGACGATCCAGCAACTGGACAGGCAGCAGGAAGTCTTGCTATGTTGCTTTATAATCTTGATCCAGATTATGAAAAGAAGCTCCCTGAGAACCAGTTTTTATCTAAATATAACTTTGTGGATGAAGAGTTGCATTTAGTTGATAAGACAGGCCGAAGGATTGATTCTGAGGGTAGGCTAGTCAATAAGGATGGTAGGTATATTAATGAGGCTGGTGAACTCATTGATATTAACGGCAATCGAGTTAACGAGGAAGGAGATTATGTTGTTGACTTCTCTCCATTCCTTGATGACGAAGGCAAGCCGATTCAAGAAAAAGTTGAAGCTGTTAAAACAACAGAAGCACCAGCAGTTGTTGTTGAACCAGCAAAGGTCGTTGAGAACTAAACGGACAGTATCGCATAGATGGGCAGGGTTTAATCGTAGAAGTAACTACGCTTATGCTCTGCCCTTTTTTATTGAGGTATAAAAATGGCTTTTAATTTAACTGCTCAATTGAATATTGCTCTCAATAGTGCTTCTTTGAGAAATGCTTCAAGTCAGATAAATTCAGCATTAAATACAAACACGCAAATAAAGCTTGGTATTGATAGAAATAGTTCTTCTGGATTGGGGCAAATAAAGTCTCAAATTTCTGAAGCTACTGATTCTATGGAGAACTTTGGTAGACAAGCTGGCTTTGCTGCCAAAAGGTTTGCTGCATTTGCCGTTACTGCTGGCTCAATCATTGCTTTTACTAACACAATGAAAGAAGCCGTTTCTGCTGCCGTAGATTTTGATAGAGAAATGATTAGATTAAGACAAGTTTCTTCAGACACAGTACAAGATGTTGCTGCTGTAGGTGATCAAGTAACAAATTTATCTAAAAATTTAGGTGTTTCTAGCAAGGATTTGATTGGCGTAGCAGTAGTTTTAAAACAAGCTAACTTAACTCTTTCTGAAACTAAAGATGCCTTAGAAGCAATGGCACAAGCTGCTTTAGCACCAAACTTTGATAACCTCAAAGATACGACTGAAGGTGCTATTGCTATTATGAAGCAGTTTAAGGTTGAGGCAAAAGACCTTGGTGCAGCTTTAGGTTCTGTTAATGCTGTAGCGGGTGAGTTTGCTGTTGAAGCATCAGACATTATTGAGGCGATTAGAAAGACAGGGGGTGCATTTAAAGCTGCTGGTGGTCAATTAAATGAACTTATAGCTTTATTTACATCAGTACGACAAACGACAAGAGAAAGTGCCGAAAGTATTGGTACTGGTTTGCGAACTATATTTACACGAATACAAAGAAATGATACGGCTAACGCCCTAAAAGAAGTTGGTATAAATCTTAGGTATACAGCAGAAGAGGCTAGAGCTTTAGGAGATGTTGGATTAGAACAGCAGTTTGTTGGTCCATATGAAGCAGTCAAAAGATTATCTGCTGGACTTTCTGAACTAAGGTCAACAGACCCCCGATTTAGTGCCATTGTTGAGCAATTAGGTGGTTATAGGCAGATCAGTAAGGTTATCCCACTTATTCAAGAATTTGCTACTGCACAGAAGGCATTGGGTATAGCTCAAGCTGGTAGTGTGTCTTTAGCTGTTAATGCTGGTCAAGCACAGGATGCTCTTGCTGTAAAACTACAGAAGTTGAAGGAAAGCTTTTTTGAGGTTGGTAGAAGTATTGTTAATAGCCCCGGCTTTAGAAGTTTAGCTGATACATTCATTGGTGCTGCCACTTCTGTTTTGTCATTAATCAATTCACTTAAAGGTTTACTCCCATTATTTACTGCCCTTGCTGCCGTAAAAATTGGTCAAGGACTTGGCTCTTTTGCCACAGGTTTTGTAAAAGGTGCTGGTGCAGATACTTCATCTATTAAAAAGACAGGGTCAGCTAGAAAAGCAGATGGTGGTTTTCTTAGGATGCAAAAAGGTGGCATAGTTCCTGGAAGTGGAACTGGAGATAAAGTGCCAGCTTTGCTTGAGCCAGGTGAGTTGGTTGTGCCTAGAAATCAAGTTGTAAGACAAAAGTACAATCAAGAAAACATGCCAGGAAATGCTGGAGAAGTAAAAAGTGCAACAATAAAAGGAAGACAAAGATTAAAAAACAAAGAAGGGCAAAATTTATTTTCAACATTGGATTTGCCACAAAACACACGCAAGATTTCTGTATCTGAATGGTTGTCTAAAAAAATTCCTGGAAGTGAAAATATAGATGTTGATGATGAAAAACAAGTTTCAGAATATTTAGCTAAAAAGAAAAAAAATAAATCAAATAAAGCTAAAAAAGAAACTCATTTTACTCATGGTGATTTAGGGTATACTTATGAAATTAAAGATGCAAGTGGACAAACGACACAAACAAAACATTATTCAAATATTGGTATAGATTTACCGAGCAATTGGAATTTAGATTGGAATAAACAACCAAACCATATTTTTGTTAAAGGAAAAACGCTTCAGAATTACATTCAAAAAAGAAATGTTTTTAAGACATTCCAAGGAAAAGGATCAACATCAAGTTTATATACAACAAAAGACTTAAAAGAATTTTTTAGTAAAAAAGAAAATATAAAAAATGCAAAGTCAATATTAATTAATTCAATAAATGCAGATCAAAAATATGATATTGATCCACAGGTTTCTAATTCTTTAGAACCAGCGTTTGCTAATATTAACAATTTAATCAATAAGTTTCATGACAAAGAAGAAGGCAATCAAAATTTTGGAATAACCGCATTTTCAAAAAATAAAAAAATAATAAGAGTACCAAAAAATACTGGTGGATCGGTTAATAGACAGAGATTTATGGAAGGTGAAGAAGTAACTCATCGTAAAGCTTTTCTCGATAATTCATTTAATCCTGGCATGAAGTTAAAGTCTGCATTGCAGGACACCCCAAGAATTATATTCAAAAGACAACCAAAGGAATATGAAAAATTCCCAAACATGGATCACACATCCCCTCATTTTGAACAATTTTCAGAAATGTTTGTTGGTTCCAGAAAAGCATCTCAGTTTAAAAGAGCCGTTGAATATCAAAGGTTGTACCAAGAAGCACTTAAAAATAATGATGTAGAATCAGCTAATAAATACGACAAACTTAATAAATTGCCAGCCAATATGAGATTGTTGGCAGCAGCAAAAGCATTGCCTTCAGCCCAAGAAAAAGCCAGAACAAATTCGTTTGAGGATGGAAATTTTGATTATGAGAAAAATCTATTAGTTAATTATAGTGGTAAAAAAACCACAACAAGACATGAATTAGGTGCTCATGCTGCTGCTTATGGGGCTTCAAAAGAAGGTTCTCCTTTAGCAAATTCTCTTTTTGGATCTATTGGTAGGCGTATGGGGGCATATGGCAAAGGAAGCGGTGAAACGACTCTTATTTCTGAAATGCAAGCACATACTATTCAGTCTGCAAAACAAAAAGATAAAATTAACTCTTTGAAAGAGTTTATTTCTTCAGAGAAAATGGCAAAACTTTATAAAAGTGAAGCTCATGGAACACTTGCTGATTCAATGCAAAAAGGTTCTGAGATACCAACAGCAGGAGTATTGGGTGGTAGACATAAAGATATAGAAATTGATGTTCTTAAAAGAATGATGCAAGATGCTTATGGAGATAATCCAGAAGTTCTAGCTGAAAAAATGTCTCTTTTAAATCCAAGTGATTCATCTAATAGGGTTAATTTTGGTGCTCTTTTTGCAGACTCAAAAGAAACTAAAAGATATGCTTTTGGTGGAAATGTAGGCAGACAAATGTTTGCTGATGGCGATAAGGCTACTGCAAAGCCACAAAGCTTTGAAGAATTTTCTAAAGGATTAAACCCAAAACAATTGGCAGATTTTAAAGAAAAAATAAAATCAGCTAAACAAATAATAGTAAATGCAAGAACATCTGGATCAATGAAATTAAAGTCTGTTGGATTTAATTTTCTTGGTACAAAATTTAATATGATACCAAATAAAGATCTTGCAGACAAAGGAAGTGCAAAATCAAAAGATGGAAAACCAACATATGACTTAAAAGGAGTTAAATCTTTAGATGAGCTTCTTTCTAAAATACCACCAAATTATTCAGAAGAACTAAGAGCAAAAATTGGTAGAGCACAAGATAAGTTTCTAGGAACAAAAAATATTAAAGACCTTAAGTTTGCTTATGATTTTGGCGATAAGCGTGGCCCATTAAATATACAGCTAGAAAAAGATGTGATAAAATTTGGAAGTATTGCTTCATTTCCTTGGAAACCAAAAACAAGAAAAGAAAAACGCACTGAAGAATTAAGAATAGCCACAGAAAGAAACGCTAGAAAAAAAGCTGAGAATATAGATAAATCAAGACAAAAATCAGAAACGGCATCAGGATTAAGTTCTTTAATTTCATCAATAGATGAAGAAAATCAACAAAATAAATTTTACGGAATCGCTAGAGATACAAAAGTATTTGAGGGTTCAGATCAATATAAAGAGTTACAAAAAAAATTAGCTTTAGATAGACAGCGAAGAGAAGGAAGAGGACTGCCTAATTCAACAGAAAGCGTAGAGCCAGAAAATCTAATTGGAATAAATGAAAACTATAAAGCAATTCAACCTATTAGTGGAACATCGCCACAAGCACAAAAATTAAGAATGCAAATGGAAGAAAGGGAATTTCAAGGCCCAATTATTGGAATAGCAAAAAACCAAAAAACTAAAAAAGAACCAAGAGTTAAAAAAACAGAAAGTGAAAGATATAAATTAGCAAGAACACAATCTGCACCAAGACAAGAAAAAACCTTATTTGATGAAAGCGAACTTTCTAAAATAGGTACATATCAAACACAAGAACAGAAGTTTAAAGACAATGCTGATAAGATAAAGAGATTTAGGGATGCAGCAAGTGAAAGTGCTAGAGTTAAATTTAACTTAAATCCAAGACAACAAAGAAGAGCAATAGCTAATGAAAATTTGGCAGATAACTTAATGAGTTTAAGGTCTAAGGGAACTGGAAAGCCAATCGTATCACAGGCACAAGCAGTAGCACCAGCACCAGCACCAGCATCAATTGCTGCACAAGCAACAAATAGAAATTCTGCTGTTGAAAGTGTAATTCTTAAGGCTTTAGCTGGTAAACAAAGTGAATTCTGGAAAACACTTAGGGAAAAAGTAGGTGATAACGAATCTATTAATAAAGCACTTGCAAGCTTACAAGATCAAGGAAAAGTAGTAGGAGATCCAAACAAAATTGGTTTCTACTTACTTGCAGAAAAAAATAAAGTAGCTAAAACTCGAAAAACAAAGCCAGTTGTTTCAGAGCCAATAACAACTACTTCAACTAGAGCACCATCACCACAAATTCCAGAAGATTCCTATAATCCCTATGGTAAACCAAAAAAACCAAGGGCGAAAAAAAATACTGCCAGTTCTGCACAACAAAGCAATTTTTATAATGCACAAGAATCTGAATATCAAAAACTATTAGATAGCATTAATGCTCAGTCCAGATCTAAAAAAGTAAGTCGTTTTGCATCTGGTGGATTAGTACCAGGAACTGGCAATTCTGACACTGTTCCTATGGATTTGCCCGAAGGCTCTTTTGTAATTAGAAAGTCTTCAGTTAATAAGATAGGGGCAGATAATTTAGCAAAAGCCTCAAGATTCGCCAATGGTGGTATTGTTCCTGCGTTACTAACTCCTGGTGAATATGTATATAGTCCAGAAGAAGCAAGTAAAATTGGATCTTCAAAATTACATGCAATGAATAAGTTTGCCAAATTTGCTAGGGGTGGACCTATTGGTCTTGGAAGAAGCGGTAAGTTTGATCCAAATAATCCAGATGATATTAAAAAATTAAAAGAAACTCTTGAAGAACAATTAAGGTATGAAGACCCAAACAAAGATGAAAATACTGTACAAATAGAAGTTAAACAAAATACAGATGAAATACAAAGAAGAGCACAGCAATATACATCAGATGAAAATGCAAGACAACAAGCAGAAACAACTGTTAATAGTAGAAATGCATTGGTTGCTAGACAAAGAGGAAGGGTTGGTGCTTCACAACAAAATGTTAATGCTGCAAGATCAAATGTTCAATCTGCTACTACAGCAAGAGACTCATATATTGATGAGGCAAACACACAAAGAGGATTAGTTGCATCTAATCGACAAGAAGCCACAAGACAGCAAGCAAGAATAACATCTTTAACTGCTAGGGGTGCATCAGCAACTGACCCTAGATTGATTGCTGCTAATGCTGCTTTGATAGCAGCTACTACTGCGGAAGCAACTGCTAGAAATTTACAAGCTAGAGCAACAAGGAACGCAATTTCTGCTAACAATCAAGTTGTTGCTAATACAAACACACTTAATGGATTATTAGTTACGCATGGACAAGAAGTAAGGAATTTAACTAGAGCCGAAAATGCAGCAACAACCGCAGTACAAGGTCTTGAGGCAGCAACACTAAAGGCTGAAGGATCAGCACAACTATTAGATGAATATCAACAAGATGCAGCAGGAAAAGTTTTGCTTGCTGGAAAAGTAATTGGAGAAACAAAGCCACTTTCTGGTCGTGGCTCAATGGAAAATATATTAAAAAGAAAAGAAGCAGATTACGAAAAACAAACAGGTAGAAAAGCAGGAAAAAACGAAAGAGAAACATTAAAAGGTGATGCACTTTCTGAATATAGAACGGCATCAGAAAAACAACTTAGAGCAAAAGCAGTACAAAGTGGTAAACCAATAAGCGAATTAAATCTTCAAGCTACTGCTGATCAATACACTAGGGAATTTTCTGAAGGAAAAAGAAAAGCTAATTATAATAAACAAGGAGAAATTATTGGAGATAGATCTTTAGCTGGAGATCTTACTGGTAATGCAAGAAGAGGAAAAACAAATACTGATTATACTGCCGAAGGCGATTTAACTTCTAAAGGTAAAGTAAAAGACTTTGCTTCTAGAGCAATTTTTGGTGCAAAAAGAACTGACTTTGAAGCTGGATCAGAAGGGGATCAACAGTTTAAAGAATCAAGAGGAAGTACTTTAGCTAACAGACTAACTACTGCTGCCGTTGGAGCTAGTTTTTTAAGTGAAAGAATTAAGTCTTCTGGTGGAACAGTAGCGGGAATAGTTTCTAAGGGCGAAGGAGATACTGTAAAAGTAGATGAAGGTGCAGCTTCTAGTTTTAAATCAGCACAAGCTTTTGGTGCAGCACTAAGTTCAGCAAGTACATATGCTGCTGTTGCTGGTCAATCATTAGCTAAATATGGTCTAGTTGTTGCTGGTGTAGGTGCTGGATTAGCTGGAATAGTTGGTGCATTTGAAGGCTATCATAATGGAATAAAACAAGCAGAAGCAGAAATAAGAGAAGCAAAGATTGCTCAAGCATTAAATAATTTGCAAAATATATTTGAAAGAGTATCAAATGGCTTGCTTGAAGTAAATGATTCTACACTAAGAAAAATATCTGAAAATCAAAAAGTTGTTAGTCAAGAAAACGCTACAAAAGCATATGAAGAATCTGGTGGCAACAATAGTCGTTTTATGAAAGCCTTAAACACTATTAGTTTTGGACTAACTGGAACTGATGTAAATCAAAAAAAGTACAATGAAGCATTATCCAAATCTTCAAAAGAAACTAACGCTGCACAAATAGGGCCATTAACTAATGTTTTAAATAAATATAGTGAACAAATAGGTAAAGATGCAGCACTTAAAATAAAATCTGGCGGTGGAGATATATCTACAACAAATTTTGAAGATATCAAGGGTGGATTACTTAAAGATTTGAGGTCTTCTGGTGGCGGTGCAGGGGCCGAACAAATAGCTAAGATTGCTTCTGCTCAAGATATTAGCATTGCAGATGCAGAAAAACAATTTATAAAAACACTGCAAGAGTCTTTCCAAGCAGAAAAAATAAAGTCTGTAACTACTAAAGCAGTACAAGAAAATGCAAGGGCTATAAATTCAATGCAGTCACTTAGCAATGCAGTTAATGCTGCTGCTGCATCTGCCGATTCTTTTTCATCAAAGTTAGATACAAATTCATCATTATTTGAAGGTTCAATTGGATCAACAAAGCTAACTTCTTTTGCAGAAAGAAGCGGTGGATCAACTCCCGATTTTGCAAAATTTAATATGGCAATAACTGAATCTGCTGGATTATTAGGTGCTTATGGACAAGAGTTTAAGAGTCAAGGTAATGCAGTAAATGCAGCAAGTCAAATTTTACCAGACATTCTTGCACAATCTGTAGCTAATCCAATATCTGGTAAAGAAACAGCAACACAAATAACTGATGCATTAAAAGAAGGGTTAAAAGCAAGAGGAATAACAGGTGCTGCTGCTGATCAAGTAGTAAGTTCTGTTGGTGGAAAAGTATCATCAGAAGACTTTACTAAATTGTTAGCTGAAGCTGGTGGCGATGTTTCTAAGGCAACCCAAAAATTATTATCTGACATTCGTGATCCACTCATAAGTGCATTTACCGAAATAGATAATAAATTAACTGAAGCTGGAAATAAATACATAAGTGGCCTTGAGGATTTAGCAAAAAGACAAAAGGCTATTGGTGATCAAATAGGAAGACTTTCTGAGTTAAGAAGTAGGTCTAGATCTTTTGCAGCCAATGAAATACAAAGACTTCCTGGGGCACAACAAGGAGTAGCAGAAAACATAAACTTGCAAGGTGCAAGAAATGATTTTTCTGAACAACAACAAAGACTAACTGGTTTTGGTGCTGGTGCAGCAGAAAATCCTGCTGCCATAGCTTCTAGATTAAAAAACACGCAACAACAAATAAGAGTTCAAGAAGAGAAAGTATTAAATACAAACAAGTCTACAAATGGTGGTGCAGAATTTAGAAATGCAGCATTAGAACTAACAAAATTAAAATCTCAAGCATCTAATTTAAATGATGCATTAAAAAACCTTACTGATCAATCAAAGAAACTAGAAGCAGCACAAGCTAAACTTGCACAAGTTAGACAAAATATAGATGAAAAAAGAACTTTAGGAAGAAGATTATTAACTCAAAGTCCAGAAGAACAACAAAAAATGTTGCAAGGACAGGCAGTATTTAATCAAGTACAAGCTAGAGGTGGCAGTCTTCAAGGTATGAGTACTGAGCAAAATGCTATTCTTTTTGATTTTCTAGATAATTTTGGTGCTGCTGGAAAAAAAATACAAGACCAAATACTTGATGCTAATGGTTATGGTGCTGGCAAAGATGATAAGGCAGAAGAAAAAGCTCTCGTTGCAGAACAAGCTAGAATTTTTGCCCAACAAGAAGAGGCACAAAGACAGATAATAGCTAATCAGCAATCATTGCAACAAGACTATTTTAGTAATTTAGATTCAAGAAATGAAAAGTTTTATTCTGAGTTGCAAAAGTTTATTCAAGAGATGCAGAAGAACACATTAATAGCAGAAAAAGGAAAAGAACAACAAAAAGCAGCACAGATTAAAGATGTTCAAAAAGAAGGCAAGTTTTTAGGTGAATCTGGATTTAATACTAAAGAAGATTTTGAAAAATTAAATACATATAAAGGACAAGTTGAAGATTTAGCAAAAAACAAACAAGAACAAAAAAGATTAGCCGAAGCAAATTCTAAGTCTATTAGGACTCGTATAAAAACAGATGATAATAATGTAATTACTAATACTACTGATATTGAGAGCGATTTAGTAAAACAAGGTGGATATAAAGCAAGTGAAGCTACAAAAATAAGAGAAATTACGCAAGAAAAACTTTCTGAGGGAAATAATGCAAGTGATTCGTTAAGATTGGCAAAAGAACAATTTCAGCAACAAAGAGGGGATGAACTTAATGCACAACAAACAAAAATACAAGATAATTTTAAAGCTTCTGGAATTGAAGAAAAATTAAATAGTTTAGTACAAAAATTAGCTGGTAATGAAATATCATTTGTTCAATTCGATAGAGCTTTAGCTAGCGTTAAAGAACTTCAACTTGGAGTTGGTGAAGGATTATCTACTGCTGCAATAGGTGCTGAAGCAAGAATAAAAGCTTTAAATGAAGCTATAAATGGACTTGGTGGAATTCAACAATTGCCAAATGCAGAAGCCAAACCTCAAGTTTCAGCTTTTGCTGTTGGTGGTTCAGTATTTAAACCAAGGGGTACAGATACAGTTCCTGCAATGTTGACACCAGGAGAATTTGTAGTAAATAGAAGTGCTACACAACAAAATCTACCATTATTACAATCTATAAATAGTGGAAAAACATCTTATCTTAGTGGTGGTGGAAAAGTTGGGTATTATGAAGATGGTGCTACTCCTGTTGAAAATAAACCACTTAATTACAATCAAGAATTTATTGAAAGTGATGAATATAAAAACGCTACTAAGACAAAATATTTGCAAGTAAATAGTTTTTCTGGAGATTTAGAATCTAAAGCATTTAAACTACAAAAAGATAAAACAAATAACGATTATTTAAAAGAATCAAATGTGATTTTTGGTTCTTTTAGAGGATTAACTTCAACTATAAATAAAGCTATTTCAAATAGTAATGAAAAAGAAAATATAAGTAAAATATACAGTAAAAACTTTACAACATCAGCAAATGATTTTATTAAAGAAAGAAAAGATATAAAAGAATTGGGTATTGATGGACTATACAATCATAATGACTTTGCTTATGATCTTGAACTAAAAAATCCAACAGCATCTATTTTAGATTTTTTTAATAAACAAGCAGAAAAGGATGCATCATCAAGGAATACTGGAATAAATAGTTTTGAAAGTCAAAAAGAAAAACTTAAAAATAAAATAGCTGCAAAAAAATCACTAACAAATGCTCTTGGTGGAGGACTTAGTATATTATCTGGTGGAATATTAAATCTAACGCCCACTTATTCAGAATTTGACAATTTTTTTCCAACCACTAAACTTGGTAAAAAACAAAAAGAAGTGGAAACTTCATCTAAAGATTATGTTGATTTTGCATTAGGAGTAAAACAAAAAGGTGATCCAGAACAGATGGATTATACGCAAGATGTTGCTAACGCAAGAAAACAATTTGACAAAAGAAAAGCAGAAGAAAGACAAAAAATAATAGATGAACAACAAAAATTAAAAAATGAAAAAGAAGGGCAGTTTAAAAAAGACACATCAGGAAAATTAGACACTTCAAATGTTTTAGATAAACAAGGTGTTATTGCAAAAACAAAAGATATAGAAAAACAAAAAACAAAACTTAAAGAGTCAGGCATTCAAGGTGACTATGTAAATAGCGGATCAATTAATGAAGTAGGAGCACAAAATGTAGATAAATTTATTAAAGAAAAGGGTGCAAAAGAAGACAATTATTTCTTTAGAAGAAAAGGAAGTCCAGAAGCTATAGCAAAAATATATTTGCAAAGAGAGGCACAGGCACAGGCTATTATTGGAAAAATGAAGTTGATACAAAATGATCCAAATATAAATTTAGAAAAAATTGATCCTAAAGTTTCTTTTGCAACTGGACAAAAAGAACTTCAAAAATTAATAAATGGACAAGAAACAGCTATAGATAAAAAATCACTATCAAATATATCACCAGGACAAAAGAAAATAGTTGGTTCATTTATAACTATGAACTCTTTTGAAAGTGCTGCAACTTCAAAAGGTCCAGAAATGGATTCATATATAGAAACATATGGAAAAGCCATAAATAAAGATCCACAAGTTTTAATTGAAAAATTAATAAAGGCAAAAGAAAAAAGATCTGATATTAGCGGTGATCCAGAATTTATAACTGCACAAGCACAAGGCATATTTGAAGCTTTGATGTTTTTAGATAGAGAAGCTAAAGCCAATAAAGTATTTGCAAATAGAAATCAAATAAAAAAAGGAAAAGGTTTGCTTGGTGTTTTAGAAGAAAAATCTGAAAAAAACATTAAGTCTTTTACAAAGTTTGGAAAATTAAAAGGAAATATAGATGATAAAGGATTAGGGAATGTAGATTTTGGTGCAAAAGACCCTACGGAAGTAGACTTTAATACAACTAATTTTAGAACTGCTATTCCACCACAAAGCATAGAAGATATTAAGAAATTGGCATCTTCTAAAAATGGCATCAATAACAATTTACTTACGGATCTTGGAGCAACAGCAAGCATTAGCAATTATGGATACTTAAATTTTCCTACAGTAAAAGACGATGTTGTTTTAGGATTAGAAAAAGATGGCGGTTTGTTTAAAGTAAATTCTTTCCCAAAACAAGACGCTGAAGGAAAAACAACATTTGAAAGACAAGCAAAAATTGCATTATTAGAAAATAAAAATACATATCAACAACTAGTGGAAATATCAAAACAAATCAAAGGAACGCCAAGCGTTGATCTTAAAGGCCCATCAGCAAATGTTCAAGCTAATCCTAATCAAAATGTTAATACTTTTGATCCAAATGGAGATCCAGCACAACAAATTAAACAAATACAAAAAGAAAAACAAAATGCAAAAGCAATAGAAGCAAAAGAAACAAAAACAACAAGAAGAGATGTTAAAAATTTAAATAAAATTGAAAACCCTAGATTTAATGTTGGTCAAAGAGTTCCTACTAGAGATGAATTTCAAAACGACACAGTAGATTTATTTAAAAACTTTGTAGAACTTAAAAACACTCTTTATAGACAAAAATCAAAAGAACTTATTGTAGGACAAGATTCAGATAAAATAGTTAATACCGATCAAAGCTTATATGAAGGAGAAAAAGAAGCTCAATATGGAAATAATCTTCTAGCATCTTCATTTAAATATTTTACAAGAGATCCAAATGCTCAAAAATTAGATTATAGCATAAGAGAAATAAGTACTTATTTTCCTATTGAAGAACCATACACATATAAGTTAAATAGGTATCCAGAACTTTTAGCAAAGATCGCTAATTTTTATAAATTTGGAGAACAAACAGAAGGATCTCCAGAGTATGTAAAGTCTGTTGCTAAATTAAAAAATGATGCAGAAGTAGATACTAAAGCTTTATCTGTGTCAGTTCAAAATGCAAAGAAAATGGAAGATTATTATGATTCATTAATACAACAAAATAATCTTTTATTAGAACCTCCTACTGCACCAACACCAGTTGGTTTTGACCCAACAAGGTTTGCGACACAAAATAGTCAAATACCTATATATAGAGCAACTGGCGGTAATGTTCCATCATATAGACCAAATCCTAATCCATCTTACTTTAAGCCTAAAGGTACAGATACAGTACCCGCTATGTTATCCCCTGGTGAGTTTGTAATAAATGCTGGTGCTACTGCCAAACATGGCGATTTATTAAGTGCGATAAATAGTGGGCAAGATGTTGGGTATTCTGCCACTGGTGGTTTAATAGAATATCTTGCTTATGGAGACAATGCAACTAGCTTTAACAAGCGATTAAAAAATGCTGGCATTACTCAAAAAGGAATGATGGAAGCAATTCAATCTGGTGATCAGCAGCAGATATATGAAATGAATCTTAAAGCAGGAGATGCACAGAGAAATAGTAGAAATGAAGCTCTTAGTAAAAATCTTGAAAAGCAACTTGGATTTAATTTCTTTAAGGGATCAGATGCTAATAAAAAAAGAGGCGTAGAAAGAATTGGAGATGCAGGAAACTATGGTGAAGGACCACAAGAGGTTGGTTCATATGCAATAGAAACTAAACCAATACAAATAGCAAAAATTGAAGCACAAGCACAAAAAAAACAAAAATCGCAACAACAAATGACTATGCCATTACGCCCACCTACTCAACAAACAACAACAACTCCACCAGATCCAAAAGATAAGAAACCAGATACCACAGGTGCAGCAACAACAACACAAACACAAAGTATAGGGGAAATAGAACAGTTAAAAGCCAAGATGGCAGCATTACAAGAACAACAGGATGCTATGGCCAATGAAGAATTATACTTTTTTAAAGGTGGAATGCCAACATCTAGTTCTGACACTATTCCAGCCATGTTAACTCCAGGTGAGTTTGTCGTTAACGCAAGATCATCATCTAAGAACGCATCTTTGTTACACGCAATAAATACTGGAAAAGATGTTGAAGGCTTTGCAAATGGTGGTACTGTTGGTTATTATGCTGGAGGAAAAACAGGTGGTGGAGGAAAAACATCTAGCTTACTTTTGCAAGCTGCAATAACATTTAATAATGGAACATCAAGATTTGATGCTGCTATATCAAGAATGAACAGGCCTGATGGCGGTTCTAACAATAACAATCAAATAAACATAGCAAAGTCTAGTTTTGAAGAACTTTCAAGAATATTAAAAACTGAAATAAAAATAGGATCAGGACCAATAGACAAATTTAATAATGCAGTTACACAATTTGGTACAAACTTAACAGGATTTAACAGTGGATTTAGTTCATCATTAGAAAAATTTAAAACATATGCAGATGAATTAAATGCTGCAATAAGTAGAATACCAGGAACATTAAACTTACAAATAATTGGAAACTTAAATGCTTCTTTAAATGTTAGTTTTGATGTAAATAGTGTTTATATGGCAGTAACAGATGCTACCACATCCCTAAAAGGATGGATAACTAGTGAAATAAGTAGGCAAATAACAGATGAAATGGCTTAGGGTATAAAAATGGCAAATTATATTATTACTGGTGCTGGCAGCGGTGGAAATTTTAATGGCACATTTGTGTTTGTTAGCGGTTACTTATATGAAAATAGCGTAGATTCAAATTACACACTAGATTATGACTCAGGACTATCTCAATGGGTTATTCGTTATCTTTCAGATGTTTATTATTATAATACCGCAAGTGCAGGAAGCCCACCACTATCTGGATGGTTTGTATCATTAGGTTTGCCATTAGCACCAACAATAATACTGATTCCACCAAAAAACATATTTAATACAAAAAATTTATTTTTAAAATCTGCTTTTGAAAATAATGTTTCTTTATATATAAAATCATCTTTATTTAGTGCTAATTTATTACCTCTATATTTAGAAGCACACACACAAAAAGAAACAGAATTATATATAAAATCTTTTCCTCAAAGTTCAATTAATTTATTTATAAAATATTGGTATGAATATCAAGATAGTCAAGAGCTTTATATAAAAGCATTTATGGAATCGAGTAAAAGTTTATATATATCTAGTTTGGCTACACCTTTAGCAAATACTAATATAGATTTTAATATTTATGGCTCAACAGTAGACACACAAATAAATGTTGTTGATCTATATATAAGTAGCATTACACAAAAGAATTTTGAATTATTTTTAAAGGTCAGCAATATAGGCAATAGTACAAATTTTATTAATTTCTTTATTGATGGCAGTTTTGAAAATTTAAAAATGTTTGAAAGTTTAAATCTTTATTTGAGCAACGAATATAAATCAGTTTATAATTCATTAAACATAACAATAATTGGTCTTGGAACTACATTTAATGGAATACCAAATAATTCATCTATGAACATGTTTATACAAAGAAATATTGAGGCAACTTGGAATTCTGTTCCTTTAATCGCTTATGGTGCTTCTCCTGCAATAACTAGCAGTATTGACTTTAATATATATACAAAAGATACTTATTTTGATTCAATAGAGTTAGTAATTCCAGAAATAAATCAACCATTTAATGGTAATGTAGAATTATACACTCATGGTTTTGAGGATTAAATATGGCTGGAACATTAACTGATCCAATTCAATCTTTTTCTATTGCAGAAGATGTTCAATTCTATGAAAATGGAAAAGCAAAGCTATATTTATTTAACATATCTGTATCAGCAAAAATTGTAGCAAGTCAAACATTATCTATAGAAAATAAAAAAGCATTCATTCTTGCAAGACAAACAGCAATAATGAATCAGTTCAAAGATTATTCAAACGCATCTGCTAAATATTTTGAAGTTCAACCAAGAGATGGAACAGCCCCATTTAAGTTTCTTCCTAGAGTTAAAAGCATTAGCTTTAAAGAAGATGTGTGGGTTAATTTTTGTGATTATACAATTGAGATGGAAGCTGATGAGATACATATTGGAAAAGCTGATGGAACTAGTTTAAAAGTTCCAAGTTCAACAGTAAACCCATCAGATATAGATGAATCTTGGAGCACTGAATATAACCAAGAGGATTTGAGGTTAACTAAGGTTGTTCATAAAATTTCAGCAAAATCAAAATCTGTTGGTGCAAAAAAAGGTTGGGAAATATCAAAAACAGAAGTTTTAAAAAAGATAGATGCTTTAATTCCTACAGATATACAGAAAGCTTCTACTTCTATAAGTACTTATGAAGCTACTTATGCCAATCCTTGCAATAAATTAATTAGTTATAATGTTAATCCAAACAATGGTGAGTTTTCTGCCGAAATAAATCTTGTTTATCATGATTCTACAATTTTTAATTCTGAATTAGATCAAGATGCCTATGCTTATCATGAACAAACAGTGACAGACAAATCAACGACTGAAAGCTTAAGAGAAAGTTTAAGTATTGAAGGAACAATAACTGGACTTAATGCATTATCAAGTGGAGATAGATATGCTGCTGCTAATACTTTATGGACAACTGTAAAGACAGCACTAGATACAAAATATTTAGCCTTAACCATATTGTCATTTTCAGAAACCAAAGATTTAGAAAAAGGAATCATTACTTATAATTATGAAATTGAAAATATAAAAAGACCAACTGGATTTAAAAGTGAATCTATAAGCGTAACTCTTTTTAATCCAAAGGCAGAATCACTTAAAAATTATGTTATTCATAATACAATATATGGAACTTCTGGACCAATATTTCAAGATATTAATACAAAAAAAGTAAGAACTATGTCTGTAACAATAGAAAGAATTGGAACTGAGGCTACTCCAGATACATTAACTGGATATCAACCAACAGGAAGTGTTATTGAATCAGACTCTATTAACTTTACTGCACAAAATAAAAAAATATCAAGAACAACAACATTTATGTGGGCAGATGATTCTATACAAGATTTTCCAACTGCTCCTGCCGTTAATTTTGCCGTGTTAAAAACTGCAATACCAAGACCATAACAGGAACATTATATGCCTACAAATTCCCCATTTTATACGCCTAGAGAACCACTAATACCAAATAGTATGGCTATGACATTAAATGAAATGGAATTAATACCAACTCCATTAATGACCATTAGTCAACAATCAGAATTTAAAGAAAATGGGGAAGTAAAAACAATCACAAGGCAAGTAGAATTGAAAGGAAAAATTTTAGCTGTTGATCCAGTACAAGGAGAACAAGAACCAATTGGAGCAACGCCATTAGATATAGATAAAAAAAAGTTGAGTTTACTCAGAAATAAAATAGCAAATTTAGAATCAGTATTAGTTCATGACATAAATAATATAAATATAACAACACCAATAGTTGGACCAAATTTATCTCAATTGCCAAACTTAACTGAAAAATTTAAATTAAAATCAAAAAACTTTCAAATTAACGAAGCAAGTTTAATATGCGATTATACGATATCCTTAGAGCAGATAGTTTTAGACACACAAGAACCAGATGAAACTTGGTCATTAGATCCAGCAGATGAATATGGAAGATTTGTAAAAATAAATAGAACTAGAAGTATACAAGTAAAAAGCATAGAAACTGAAGATCCAACAGAAATAGATTATAACTTAGCAATTAAAAAATTAAAACCATCTACTTCAATTGTAGATGCCTCTACATATTTAACTGTTCCAACAGGTGGGCTTTATAATAAAACAACTAGTTATTCAGTAAATACTTATAAGAATAGTGTAGAGTGCAATGAATCTTGGATTATATCAACTAATCCATATGTAATAGAACAAACAACAACCACTAAAGAATCTTCTGAATCTATATATAAATCTGCAAGTTTGCAAGGAACTATAACTGGATATGAAGGAGAAGGAAAGACAAAGTATGCTAATGCGGAAGATAAATTAAAAGCAATTAAAAAAGCTAACCCTTGGGAAATAGGTAAGACATACACTATTGGATCAATAACTGGTAAAGTAAAGTCTATTTCTGAAGGAACAAATAAAATATCTGGAGTAATAACCTTTTCTGTAGATATTTCTGAAGGTATAGAAGAGACAGGAGAAAGAACAAAGTCTATTACTTGGACAGATACGCCACCCTTAATTAATTTTGTTTCAATTGTAGCAATTGGTAAACCAGAAGGTCCAATTATACAAAAATTAACAACAAAAAAAAATGGTGTTAAAACTGTAAATGTAGAGGTATTATACAATGAACCAGTTGATTCTCTTGGAAAAATAAAAATTCCGACAGATGTTGATAGCTACAAACCAAATTCAACAGATATGTTTCTTGAAAAAGATGATGTGACTTATGATTATAAAACTGGTAAAATAACTCGTTCTGTAGTTTGGAATTACAACTAGGTGAAAAATGGCTACTACTGATTTTGCTAGAAAAAGATTTTTAGATTTAACTGTTGTAGATTTTTCTTCATCTGTTGGATGGAATGATTCAGAATCATCTGTAACCATAAATCTTGCTCCAGAAGATGGAGAAACTATAAAGTCATATAAATTAGGGGAACCACTTGAATTTGAAATGGGTTCTTTTAAATTTAATGGTTTTTTAGATAGAGTAATTGAAAAACATAATGGTAGTGGTTTTACTTATGAAATAAAACTTAACGATGGAAAAGATTTAATTAGAAATGTTGAGTGTATTACATCTTTATATGGAACTTCAGATCCAAAAGAAGATGCACCAATAATAAATTTGTTTAATGTTTTTAGGTATCATGAATCTAAAAGTTTTGGTGCTAGTCAAACTAATGATACTGGAATGCCATATCAAAAATTTGAAGAAGCAGTAAATTATTTGTCTGCTAAATATGGAATTATTTCAGCAGGGAACGCATACTCAATTAAATTAGATTTTGCTTCACAACTACCAAAGTATTATAGGGTTGATGTTCCAAATATAAATTTGATGGATTTAATATCAAAAGTTTGTGATGACTTAGGATTACTTTATAGAATTGAACTTGATCCTATATTAAAAGTTTTTACTATAAAAACTACAAGTTTGGCAAATAATCCAGCCAATCAAAAAGTTAATGATGTGATTAAAGATCTTGCTAAAAATAAAGATGTTATATCTTGGGATGCTGGAGTTGAATCAACAAATAATATAGATTCTAACTTTATGTTATGGGGTGGACAAAAAGAACATACCTTTGGATTTAATTGCTCATTAGACGATAGAATAAAACAATTTTTAGGATATGATATTGAAGGAACGCCATATTGGGTTTCAACTAAGTATGTTCCATATACAACATATTCATGCCCTTATTTGGGTGCTAGTTTAAGTTTTATTGATTTTGAAAAAAAATCTCATGCAGCAGCACCAGGATATTTTTGTTTTCCGATAAAAGGAATTGAAGATATAATTTCTTCAGATGGCGGTTTATTTATTACTTTGGATATAGCTCAAGTAGCAATAATATTGGGTGGACAACAAGATCTTTGGGAGTTGTACTTAGAAATAAGACAAGATCAAGGAGTAAGCGATTATTACCAACAAATATTTTTAAAACCACCTAGACTTTTTATAGCTCAAGTTGCAAACTTTATGCACTTTGGTGGATCAGATGAATATCCTGTCACAAGAATTTTTGGAGAAAAAGAAAATGATGTTGGCGTAATAAGAGGAACAAGAGTTTTTTCTTATTTGAAGCAATCTTTAGAAGCATATTTAGGCAAATCTTTTATGTTGCCAGTAAATTATAATGGAGCATTAACTAGCGATTATAATATAAATGCATCAGATCCAACATCAAAAACAGATGGTCTTTTAGCAGGAAAACAAAAACTAGAATGGTATACAGATGAAGACGCTTTAACTCCTTCTGTATCTACAGACTATAGTATAAGTCTTGGCATTTCATATGTTTGGATTGAACCATCAACAGGTGCTGCAAGAACATCTAAGTCATCTTTAAATACAAGCACATTAAGTAAGACACAATATAATCAATTGTTTTCTGGACCAACCACATATAAATATAATGGAGATAGACTTACATATTATACATCAGCAGGAGCAGAAATAACAAGTTTTGCTTTGCCATATTCTTCTTTTAACGCACCAGTACCATTTCCAGGTGGTTCTATGGGTGCTGGAAGTCAACTTGGAGTTAATTTAAAATCAGCATCAGTAACTGAAACACCAAAAAGAATATACAACATTGTTCCTACTGACACAGGTTGGACAGAACCAGCATTATTAGATGCAATTATTGGATCTAACACTCCAAAGGAGTACATATATGGAAACATTTTAGATGCAAATGGCAAAACAAATAATTATATGACATTTAAAAAAAATTCTGGTAATTTTATTTTTGAAAACAGTGAAGAAACATTTTTAGTTGATGATATTTTGTGGGTAAAGTGTTCTGTAAATTCAGAATATGCACTAATAGATAATCAAGAACATGTATCAATAACAACAACAAATGCTGTAACTATATTTGATGAATTAATTGTTAATGAAGTTGGTTATTTTAATTTAACAAATTGTTTTTTTGGAATAAGAGACAAGAATAGTGTTTTAGGTCAGTCTATGACACTAAAAACTGGTCTTTTGCCAATATCTCCAAGTGGAGTATTAGTCAATTTTAAATCAACTAGAAATGATTTTTATGGTCCTTGGTATTTTGGAAATACTGTTGGTGGAAAAACAGTTGTTCAAAAAGATGATTCTTTAGTTCCTTGGACATTTAATTCTTCATCTATTTTAGAGACTGCTGCATCAGGAAAATTAAAAGACATTGTTCCAATACCATATATGGAAACAGGAACATTGACTAAGGTTGGATTACCAGAACATAGTTTGGGCGATGAAATTGTTGCAAATGGACCAATACTAACATCTTTATCGTGTACCTATGGATCTTCTGGAGTAACTACACAATATTCATTTAGAACATTCACACCAAAATTTGGTCTACCATCAAGATACTTAAATGAAAGACTTAAAAAAACAGCCATAAAAGCTTACTCTGACAGAAAAAATCTTTTGGCATTATATAATGAATCACTTAAAAAAATTCAAGCTGTAAATAGAAGAAGGGCTGGATTTGCAATATCATCATTCTTTTTAGACTACTTAGGAAGAAGGAACGATAGAAATACGCCACATACAAATATTATTATGGCACAAATAGCTGGTAGATATGGACCAACAAAAATAATTGGTGCTACTTTAAGTAACAGAGAAACAAACGCTGCAATTCATTCTCAAAGTGGAAAATATTTTAATAAAGGTGGCGTATCTCTAGATGGTTTATTTTCTCCATTCAATAATTTTTATAGCGGAATGTTATCTTCAAGTACAGCAACACCTGTTGGAGCACTCACACAATCAGATGCAAATATACCAACATCGTTTACATATAACCCTTTTAAAACTGGATCATATATAGCAAACATGGTTTCTGCTGGTGGATCATGGGCTACATATGATGCTATAGGGGGGCAAAACGGAATTCTTGGTGGACAACCGATTGGTCTTCGTGGACCAATAATGGTTAGTGGTTGGGGAACAGATTTATTTACAAAACAAATTGTTCCAAATCAAAACGCTTATAGTACAGCAGCAGGATTTGCTGGACCAGTAGATTTAATGTGGGATAGTGCAAGAAGTTTATGGACTTCGCACGATATATTTCTTGGGCAAGCAACTTCTCCTATTGCTGCATACGACTTACTACTTGGTTCAAATTTCCCAACTGGAAATGTTGCATTGCAAACATCTTCGGGTGGTTCGCCAACTGCTGTAATGTCTGTACCAGTAAAGAACATAGGAAAAGAAATACCGCAAGGATCTCCTGTCATTGCCAAATACTCTGTATATGATGGAAATTGGTATGTTGAAGGTCAAGGCACAACTACTACTACCACTAGCACTGCACCACCCCCACCGCCAGAACCACCGCCACCAACACCAGAACCATGCACAGAATCTATAGAAGTTGTTTCTGGTGTAACTTGTGGTTCAGATGGATCTATAACTGTTGATAAAATTACTATTAATGTGCCATGTGGTAGTACAACAGTAACAACAACACAAAGTCCTTGGTATTTAAATGATGTTTCTGATCCATTAGCTTCTTATCGCCCATGCTATGCATGTAGTCAAACTAGAGGAAATGTTGTTCAAACCTTTAGCGATCAAGGAAATTGTAATTTTGTACGGGAAATGAGGCAACATCCTAATTGTTAAAATTAACATTTGCACATATAGATTAAGGTTAATTAATAATGGCAGAAACATGCGACTGTTGTTTAGATAAATGGTGTTTAATTGAAAACACTCCAGATTGCTTTGTTTGCTCTAGAAATTGCGAAAATAGAGTGGCAGAATTTGATACACAACAACTTTGTGAGTCAGCTAGACCTGCATACAATGTAAACTGTAAGGTAGAATTATTTCAAAATCCAGATTGTTGGGAATGTCAATTTTCTGCTAATGGTTCATATAGTGGTCCAGATAGATATGCTTTGTGTTTAGCAGATGCGGAAATGCTAAATCAATACATACCTGGGTGTTATGACTACTGTTATTTAATTAAATATTGTGGGTCTATAACACCAACAAGTACAACTTATAGTGGGTGTTGTTATCAATACTATTGTGATTCAAGTGGAATGTTAAATCCTACTGGAAATTATATTAATTGTCCTTTAGGAACCCCGATTGATTATTGTTACACTCATTGTTATGATGAAAATTCAACTTGTAATGGTGCACTGCC